CGATCCATATCATCCTCTCACATAGTTTTTCATACCAATTGAAGCGAAATAGGGGTCACCGTATATTCTGAACTCGTCCTGTAGAGGAACGCCGGTCTTAACCGATTCCTTCAACATGATTTCAACCATGCCATTACGAGCCGAAATGTAATCCACCCTACTTAGAATACCAGCTTCAACCGACTGAACCGGCTTGAATGATCCCCATTCAGGTAAACCATGATGGCTGGCGATACAGTGGAGTACCTCGTCAACGAACTCCTTTTTGACGGACCCAGACTTTAGTGACCTGAAATGCTGATCGACCAAGCTCATGCCATAGTAGATGTGCCCGATAGATTTCTCGGTGCTTAGCTGTTGGGATATACCCACTTTGTTGATATAGTAAGTTTCTACCTTGCCGATGTCGTGTAAAATGGCACTGGCGTAAAGCACGTCTTTGTTGATGAAGCTATACTTGGGCAAACTGATTTCAACAACCGCCCTCACCAGAGCCAGAACCTCGGCGGTATGTACAATCAACCCGCCCTGATAACTGTGATGGACCTTCGTGGCTGCCGGGCAAGCCCTAAACTTCTCTTTATCCAAACGTCCCAGGCACCCTATGGCAAAATTGTGGTGAACCCTTTCGTCCCAGAAAGAACTATCAGCTATCAAATCCAGTGCCGCTCCGATAGCCTCGTCGCTGGCCTTTTCAACCTCACAAATGGCAACGGCATCCTGGGGAACTAGATTAAACAATTCCTCACGAGTAGTCCTACCAAACCCCTCAATGACGATGTTGCCACGCTCAGCCATATTGTCTTGAAAAGAAGACACCAATATCACATCGCCGATATGGGGAAATTTCGGATTAGCCGCTACGTCATCTGGGGCATTCCACATGAAAGCCTTGATGTTGCCAACCTTGGTCTTCAACAGGACTTGCCAGAACACCTTGCCGTTTTTGGCTACTCTTTTCTCTTCCTCTATGACTAATGCATATAAAGGAACCGGTATTACTATACCTCCCATAAAACTCCCTTCATTCTCTAAATACCTTCATGTACTACGACCTCTGGTTGAAACTGGAATCCCTTCTAGTCCCTGGATTAAACGAGAAAGAAAGACACGATCTTGCTGGTCTAGATGAGATGTCGCCAGAAGAACAGGCTAGACTAGATATTAGGCTACACATGGCAGCCCTGCAACCCGGCGAGGACCGCTTCGACTCTAATGACCAGCGGCTCCTGGCCGACGACATATCCAGAACCAAACTGAGATTCATCAACCTCCTGAAAGATCAAAACGCCGACCCCCAAGAAGTAAAAGATGTGATTCGCCTACTGAAACGAGACATCCGATCTCACTTAGATAATCTGGGGATGCCTTCTGAGGAGTACGGGTCCAAGGCTTGGCACCAAACTTGGATCAGGGTGTACGAAAACTGGATCAATCTTCTTTCTCGACTCCTAGCTTCTGGAGGGTCTTCGTCGTAGAGAGTCCCTCTACCAAATCAAATATCCTGACATCCTCTACCAAGTCCGAGCCGACCACCGCCCCTTTCCAATCAGAGCCTTTCACAAGTACATCTGGCTGAATCTGTTTGATCGTCTCGTAGGGCGTCTCCTCCTCGAAAGAGATTACGAAATCAACACAGTCCAATCCAGCCAACATCGACATACGATCACACAAGTTGTTGATTGGTCGGCCTTCGCCCTTGAGCCTAGAAACACTTTCGTCACTGTTAACCGCAACCACCAGAGCGTCCCCTTGGCACTTTGCGAACTTCAACATTTCTAGGTGCCCACGATGTAGTATATCAAAACAACCATTCGTAAACACCACCTTGCCTGGATACTCGCTCAAGAACTCCTTGGAAACCAATTTGGCAGCGTGAGGGTCTATATGTCTCTTCAACTCATGAGGCGTGATCGGTTTGTTATAGTGCTTCTGAACATATACCGCCCCGGCCTCATATGCCAACTCAACGGCATCTACCACATCCATCATCCGGCCAAGGCCCATCGCCAAGAAAGCCATAAAGCAATCACCCGCACCTATCACACTCTCGGCTGATACCTTGGTGTGAGGAATGTACTCAAATTCCCTGTCAGCTACCTTGCCTACTAGTCCGTCACCGCCCATCGTGATAACCGCAGCCATACAATGGGTCGTTTCCATGATTTTGTCGGCTTGCTTGAGCCAATCGCTTTCACCAGTTAGTTCCTTGGCCTCCTTGTAATTAGGTTTCAACAACGTGCAACCATACCACCGATTCAACGGCCCCTTCTTGGGGTCCACCAACTTGATTGGCACGTTCGGAAATTGCTTGGCAGCCCAAGGAAAACTATTACAGAACAATCCCTTGTTGTAATCAGAGAATATAATGACTTCATGCGATGTAGCACAATATCTGTCGAACAACTCCTGCTGGAGTCGGTGTAGTTGATCTACATCCAACCCATAATTATCCTTTTCTACATCCCAGCGACACAGCGGGAATTGTCCCTGATAGAACCGCCTTTTCACAGGAACTAGACAGCGTGGAGGCAATAGTACGCAATTAGATGTGTCGATGCCATTGGCTTCTAGGACATCGTGGCTGCGATGGTCCAAGAAGCCAAACAATTTGACCTTGGTGTTGAAGTATTTGAATTGGGCACAAACATTACCGGCCCCACCGGGCAAAGAAGCGGTGGGGCTGTGATCCAATGATCGGAGGACCGGGATGGGGAATTCTGGGCTGACCCGGTTGGCGTCTACAGTAAAGTATTCATCTACCATCACGTCGCCAACGACGGTGACTTCTATCGGCCCTTCCTTCTGGTCTTCTGCCAGAAAACGTAATGCATGGCTCATCATGCCCTATTAGAGTTGGTAGAGGTCAATTTACTACGGTCGTCCTGACCAATTTGATGACCTGTAGGGCGTCCTCAACCGCCGTGTGGGTGACTTCTGAATCCTTATTGGCTCTCTTCAAACATTCCTCTAGCCCAGGCATTGCCTTGTCTTTACTGGGGTCCAAGAACAAGATGGCCGGGTCGATGAAACGATGATGTAGTTTGACACGGCTGTAAAAACTAGGCAGCTTGGCAAGAAACTTGTTATCGAAGCCGCCAAAGTTATTACCTGCCACGTTCAATTTGGCGTCAGGATCATGCCCCTGACATACTAACCACTTGGCGAATTCTTCGCCCAGGGCGGTTTCATGAACGTACTTGAATGGCGGTTCTAGTTTGGCTATACGCCGGAATATCTCTGCGTGCATCGCTAAGGCGTATGGCTCGCCGACATAGATGTTGTGGAGAACATAGGCGTGGAACCTGGGGAGCAAATCTAGCGGTCTGAGGTCATTCAGATCATCTAGTACCGCTCCGAATTCGATGACTTGACAATACTTATCATTTAGACCGGTTGTTTCGATGTCGATAGACGCATACTTCATAGCTTCTCTCCAGACGGGAAATGTAGAAAGAAGCTAACAAAAAAACACCGCCCTGGCAAGAGCCAGGGCGGTGTTTGTAGTCTAGCGGCCCGAATCAAATCGGACAGGTGCCACCTTCGCACTCGTCTTTCTTCTTCTCACCTTCCTCATCCTCTTCTTCGGGCGGCGGTTCCTTGCCTTGCTGGATGGCAAACAATTGATTGAGCATCTTGCCCAATTCCTTGTTCCATTTCCGGCTCTGCGTATAGTCACGAAGTTTTTGGGCCTGTTCTTTGTCCGACTCTGAAGTTCTTCCCAGATATCGTCCACGAGTCTACCTTTTTGCCCGAACCTGCCAACATCAAACGGCTACGGGGATTTTGATCTTCGGCTGGGGCTTATACCCGACTACCTCAAAACTGTCCATAGTGTAGGAGAAAATATCAAGAGCGGCCTTGATGACGAGTTTTGGAGAATCTGGTTTCGGCCTTCGCAGGTATTCCTCCACCGCTTCCATCTGGTTCAGATAGATGTGGCTATCCACCGTGGAGTGAACAAACTCATGCGGCGTGTAGCCGGTTTGTTGAGCCAGCATCATCGTCAAGGCCGAGTAAAAAGCGATGTTGAAAGGCACCCCAATCGGGAAGTCACACGACCGCTGGGTGAGCATCCCGCTGAGCCTGCCTTTATCCGGGTCCACAAATACCTGATACGTGTAATGACAATTGTGATTTAGAAAGTTATTGGCGGTATAAGTATGCGAACCTTCTACCGACAAATTGTGTACCTCTGGCTCGGAGACCTCACCGATGAAACCCTCCGTCACGTCCTCCACTCTAATCCAAAGCAAATCTCCTTCCTTGATATATGGAATGCCTGTATGAAATTGCCTTCGTGACTCGCTCTTTTTAACGATCAGCGTATAAAGATCACACTGATTGACAAGCCTTCCTTGGATGATTTTCTTCTTTTTCCGCTTGAAGTGGTAGATCGCCGCTCTTTCTCCCAACTTCCAGAATATGGACTGCATCCCAAGGGCCAATTTGGGCGAGGTAGTGGTAAAATGCCAATACCTTCCATTAGAACAACCATCACTGTCGTAGTATCCTTCCACCAGCTTCTCCAGACACTCAATCGGGGCATCCAGTATCCATCTAGGAATGTCTTTGTTGTGTGCCCGATGTCCTAGAGTTCTGAGTATGGGTGCCCATTTTTCACTGCGAGTCTCAAAAGTCGAACAGGACTCCCCTTCACCTTTCTTGCGAGAGATTTTTATGGACTTTCGGATCATCGGCAAAATATATTCTTCGTCTTCTGCCGCTATAGCAAAAGATATACGAGAGCTATTTTTAGAGGCCCATCCATCGCCCAAGAAATAACCCATCATGTACCAATCATCCGGCGACGAAATCTCAAAATCGGTCTTTTTGGCATACTGATTGACGTAGATGTGTTCTTTGAATACCGGCAGCTTGCTCTCGGTGTTTAACCGCATAGCCACATAATCACCCTTCTGCACTGTGCTGGCCGGAACATACCCTCGCCCACGAACTAAGAAAGGATGATTTGGAGTACATCTCACTGGAAGACCACGACTATAAGCCATAGTCAACAAAATCCCCTTGCCTGAATAGGGCGTAATAAAATTCTCGGTCACTGACTGCCAGCCACCAGATGACCAAACTAGATCACCCGCCTTCACATCTTCAATAACTCGATATCCTTTATCGGTTTGCACAAAAGTGCCCTTCACAAAACACGGCGGGAGACGCATTTTATCGGTATCCCTCGGATTCCACAGAGAAAAAAGGATGCGGCGACAATCCGGCTGCGTCTTGATGCGGTTGACCATCCAGGCGAGTTGGTCGAACCCTCCAAAGCCATACATACTATAAGGTAAATCGCCAAAATCAGTACATGGGTCTACCTCGGTGTCTTGGGTAAACTCCCTGCCGCCGATGCCGTTGCCATAGAAGCCATTGAAATGTCGAAGTTGGAAACCATAGACAGGACCGAAAGAACCAGGAGCGTAGCCATGTTTCTTCTCGAAAGCCTCATCTACCCAGGGCGTCCAGATATTGACTCCCAATTTTTGCAAATCCTTGTTGTTGGTACTGCCACTTAGAAACCAAAGTAGTTCAGCGAAAACGGCCTTGTGCGGAATCTCACGTCCGGTGAGTAGAGGGAAGCCCTCGGAGATGTTGTAGCGGGATAGAATACCGAAAACGGCTATAGTCCCGACGCCGGTTCGATTGGTCTTCTTGACGCCGGTGCTAATGATCTGGTGCAGGGCGTCGTCATAGGGTCGAAGCAAGTACATTTTATAAACTCCTAGCTTTGCGGATTTCTTCTAGCACTGGAGCTAGAAGCATCATTTCGTCGTAGGTAAAGAAATCATTCTTCACCATGTTACACTGACGGCAATAAGGGACTACATTATCGGATGTATACCCGATAAAGTTATCTTTGCGGTCCAATCCAATGCCGGTGGAGTTTAACACGCCTTTGCAATAATGGCAATGCCCAGAAATCAGTTCGGTGTACTCTGCCTCTGAAATAGTCCACCAAGCCTCCCTCGCTTCTTGGTGGTTCTGCATCGAGCATTTGCAAAACGTGTGTGAGGGATTCTCATAAGTTCGCAGGTAATTATAGAACGACATGATTTACAATAGGCATCACACAAACCGGTTCCGTTTCGCTTTCTAACGGTGAACTCGTCTAATGCTTTCTGGTCGCCATACTTGCCACAGACCTTAGAATCTGCACCTTGCTTTCTCTTGCCTAGCTCGTAGCATTTTCTAGAGCAGAACTTGCCTTTTCCTTTAGCCAGCAAAAACTCGTAGGTATAAAAAGGAGTGCCACAATGTTTGCAATTCAGTTCTACTTTCATCATCGTACCAATAAAAAAGGCCAGCATTTCTGCTGGCCGAGACACCCATGTGGGAATCGAACCCACCTATGCCTTTTTGGGTGGTGTGAGAATTCATTGTGACCCTCATTCCGCAAATTGTACCCTTTCGGGCGTGTAGTCTTCAGATCACGGTCGGCTTCTCAAAACCGCTGGCATTGGTGTGCCAAGTGAACATAATTTAGTAATATAAATCTAGCACGTATCAAAGCAAGTGTCAAACATACTTTCAATCATCTAGTTCTCTAGTCTGCCGCAGTCACTCACTTTTCTACACAATCCAAGTTACCATATAGTAGTAGGCTGGTCAACACTTTTGCCGGAATTTTTTTGGTAGGTACATTTTTGGCTAATCCCCATCGACTGAACCGGCACATCGGCTTTAGGAATTTCCCTGGAAGGCTCAACCCACACGTTTTTGTAGACAGCCCTCTTGTACCTTCATGTGACTTCAATTGTACACAACTCACTGGAAGAGTAATCTAGCTCACCAAAGTAAATTGATATCGGCCACGCTTCTTCAAAGGTCCATTCTTCCAATGGTTTCATGACACAGCACATCAGGCCCATCCCCAGGTGCTATTCCCGCACTTAGGGCAGGTATAGTCAGGAACTAGGAAACACAGCTTGATCGTTCCGACTTTGGCTAGGTCGTACTGTTCTTCAGGTTTCTTGTTTGGATCAGTTAATTCGTATAGACTCGCAATAATAGAAAAAAAGGTCTTTGATCTCTTCGTCTGTGACATCGAAGTAGGTTACTGTAATCTATTCCCAATCCGACTTACCTGGAATCCAGGCTTTGGCGTCTAGGAAGTTCTTTTCGGTCTCCTCGATGTTCATCAGCGAACGTGCATTTACCTTGGCGTAGATCGGCTGAGTTTTTCCGCACGGAAAGTCAGCTTCACACGTCCAGCGAAACTTTCTAGACATAGAATCTTCATTAAATGAAATTAGATGTGTGAATGGAGAAGTGTTATAGATCGAGCCGCATGGCGTTGCACCAATTGCGGAATCCAAATTGTTCGTAGAAGGGAACAAGGTCAAGGTTGCAGTCTAGAATCAACTTGTAGCAACCCAAAGACATGCCTACCATGATAAGATATTCTACAAGAGCCTTGCCTATTCCACGGCCTTGATACTCTTTCTGAACGGCCACATCTTCGATGTGGCCTACTTTGCCACCTGCGTGTATGAACTTGGTTTCGACCAACAGGCTAGCTGTGCCGACAACTTTGCCATCAACGACGGCAACGTAGATTTGTGTCTTTGCCGCCACTTGCAAGTAGATGTCTAGTGCTTCGTCAAACGAGAGTTGTGGATCGGAAAGGGATTTCAGGCTATCTAGTAAACCATTGTTCAAATCTGAGATAATCGCTTCACGAATTTCCATTGCGTTTCTTCTTGAAGAACGGGTCTTCCTCGCCCCAGAACGGCAGTCGCATCCTGCGAACTAGTCCCGGTATCACCGGACGTGCAAAACCAGCAATACACGCTGTACTCGTGGCATTTTCGTTCTTCTCTCTTTGAGAGAGCCAGTCTTTGAAGTCTAACTTTATCATGCTGGTGGTGCCCCTGGTGCTAAAAACCCAGCAGACATGAGATCGTCTACTGATGGATTAGCTGGGTTTCCTCCCGCTGCTTTGACTTTCTCTGGGTCTACCTTAATGACGAAAACAGAGGTATCTATGTCGGTTCCTTGTGGCATTGTCATGTAGCCCTTGTCAGTCTTCTTGTGTACCTTCTGCCCGTCGAACCCCATAATCTTCATGGGTTTGATCTTAGCTGCTATGACGTTATTGCCACGAGCAGGATCACGTTCCAAGCTGAGGATACGATATGGGGCAAAGTCGGTAGCAAAACCACCCATATCTGTGTTCAGTCCAATATCTGGAACGGCCTTCTTCGCAGCGTCCCACTTGTCCTTTGGAATGTGCAATTCCTCTGGACCGGCGACACTGTAACCGGCTGCGAATTTTTCAGCCTCGTCTAGATACTCTTTGAACGAGAAGGACTTCATGCTTTTATATAGGGGGCTGGTATATACTTTGGAGACAACAATGCAATCGCCTGGATTCTCAGACTTTAGATCGCTAATGGACCTGTGGGATGAACAACTAGAAAAACAAGCCCAAGACAAGATACGTTCCATGCTGGAAGTCAACGGGTTCGTGTTCTTCTTCAAGAAGGACAACGAACTGTTCGCCGCCTCTGAGGATAGTAGGTTGACGTTCGCTAGGATGAAGAACCCAGACGAGGACACCGACAAGGATTGGGGTAAAGACGCCGCTTTCAAAGGCATCAGCCTCACCAGTGCCCTCCAAGGCGAAAAGAAAGAGAGCATGTTCTATCTAAAAGACTTGAAGAGCATTAAGGTTCTAGACAAGGAAGATGCTTACAAAGAACTAACCAAATTAGCTCAACAAAAAGGACAAGGTAAGAGGCTTAAAACAGTCCTGACTACCGACGATGACGAATACGATATCGAAGTACCGGCCAACCAACGACAACTAGGAGACGACGTATGACGAAGATGGAGTTTGAAGACGAAGATCAAAAAGGCAAACGCAAGTACCAATGCTTCGTATGTGGCATCCAACACACCGAGTTCGAGGAATACAAGAAGCATATAGTAGAAAATCATGAAGAGGGCAGAGAATACGTTATCTGTCCGCTCGACCACTGCAAGGCTCCGGTACGTGACCTAAAGCTCCATTACAAGGTGAAGCACTCTCACGCCAAACTCCCACCGGTAAAAGGCCCAACCAGGGCACTCATCTGGAAAGACATTAACCCGAAGGGCAAAGGCAAAATGAGGACTCGAAAGCCCAAGTTCCTAGATGGCTGGTATGAGTCGCACAAAATGAAGAAGAAGATGCACTACCGAAGCGGCTGGGAGAGGCAGGTGTACGAATTACTGGATGAATGGAATGCCGTGCTTAGCTACGACGTAGAGATCATGAAGTTCAACTATTTCTTCGAGGGCGAGAATCACACCTACATTCCCGACCTGTTTGTACAATTCATGGACGGAAGAAAAGAAGTATGGGAGATCAAACCTTCCAACCAGACGGCCATGCAGAAGAACCAAGCCAAATGGCGGGCCTGCGGCCTGGAGTGTCAAGCTAGAGGGTGGTCTTTGAACGTCATTACCGAGACTGGCATGGATAAGCTCAAGAAGAAGGTGCAATTCCAGATACCTTTGACCGAGAACGCATTTGATCCTGAACAGCCCCCAGAAGACTAACTACCACTCCACCCTTTTTTATAGACTTTCTTCCTAACTGTTTCACCGCTGACCGACTTTTTATACCGCATCCTGCCTGATTTGCCTCTTTTGGATCGTTCGTAGCGGCGTTCGACATCACGCTGTTGCTCTCTAGTTTTATACGGCATACTCCCATCCTCTAAACGAGATACCATTTTCTTCTGACATAAGGGACCACCAGTGTGTCTATCTTTTGGTAGAGGTCTTCCTTGGTTCCATTGTTGACCAGGAAGAGATCAACTTGCTCGCACCCCTCTGGGGGTGTAGCTCTTGGATCGGTAGTTCTATTCCAGTATCGAACACGACCTGGAGGACCAGAACTCCAATCACCTGTTAATTCGTCGGCGGGTTTGTTCACTGCACCCTCGGCACCTGTAGTCTTGTAGCGGTCTTTGAACCAATCGACAACAGGCTTGATCTGAGCCTCGGACCCGTTGGGGTCGTCGTTCTCAAATCCCGGTCGCCAAACTAGAATAGTAATGCCGCCGAGACTTTTGATCTTCTTGAGTTCGTTGATGTAGCGGGCATCAGAAAGAATGAGATTGTCGGTGCGATTGCGGAAGACTAATTCAATCCAGATATTTGCTTGAATCTTGCGGAACCCATCGCCAATGAACTGTAACCCCTGGCGGACATTCATATCGAACCCAGGAGGACACTCCGATTTCACCTTCCACTCCTCTATAAACGACAGAGGCACATCAAAGGTCTCGGAGTATACTCTTTTGACACTAGCGGCAAAGGCGGTTCTGGTATAATCTTCTCCGAAGACAGAAGGCAGTTTCTTCTTCAAATAGTCGGCAGCGATATCTTTGCCGTTTTGCATTTGAGCAGCTAGACCAATTACTTTCATGTCTTTACCTCCTAGAAGGCTAGATATTACTACATTAGTAGCGAAAACACAAGGGATCAAAAGATGAAAAAACGAAAGCTATCAAGGCGAAATGTAAGAAAAGCCTTGTCTGTAGTCGGCAACGGAGTAGAGAAAATATGCAACAACTGCCGACTGTACAACCGAAAGGCAGGAGAATGCAGAGTCGTCGTTCTCTATCAGGGATGTAGGTACAATCTACCGGTTAGCCCAGGCGATAGGTGCTTCTTCGAGAACGAGTTCGTTGCTATCAAGGAAGAGTTGGTAAACGATCAAGTGGTACAAAAGAAAGAGACTTTTGTGCCTGCTAACGAGATCAAGAGTGCTAGATTCTGGGTAGAAGACCCCGTTACAGGCAAACCCGCCGAAGAAGGGGTCGTCAAGATAGAATACGATAAGGACTTCTTTGGGAAGCAAGAATGAAAAACGTGATGGTAGCAAACCTGTTGCCAAAGTCGAGAACAAACAAGGAAGAACTAGTAGCTATGGCCCAGGCTCAAATCGAGAATAGCCTGGACCTCGGATGGAAGCCTGAAGATATATGCCTGATAACCAATTTCGACTTTGAACATGCAGGTGTAACAGCGATCAAAACCAACCTCAACGAACACTGCTCCACTGGCAGTAAGATGTTCGGCATACGTTGGCTGGTAGCTCAAAATCTAGACAATGTGTATTGGGCACACGACTTGGACTGTTGGCAGGATGTCGCTTTTGAACCTCCAAAGTTCAAAGACGTGGGCATCTGTGAATACAGCCTTCCAAAATACAACGGCGGAAGCGTATTTTGGAGAGACACATCTAAGGACATCATTGAACACGTAACTCGAACTTTGGAGGAGACCAATGCTACTAGAGAAGAACCAACTCTAAACAAAGTCCTGAAGAGTAAAGAGTATCGAGACAGAGTAACCGTGCTTAATACGACGTTCAACCTGGGTTGCTCTGGTTTCGTAAAGCGTTACGAGCGAGCAATCAAGCCGATCCACGCATCACACTTCCACCCCACTAATCGCATTGCCTGGGAGAGTCATGCGTTGAACAGAAGCGGCCTCGGATATAGATCAGTCTCCCCTCGGTTGGAAGCACTGCTGCGTCGGTTCTGGCCTGAATTAGCGTACAATCTCCACCCAAAAGACCTCAAGAACAAACTACGCAGCGAACGGCGTCGATCCATGATCCTCTAAAGAATAACTTCCTCGGAGAAGTTCTTGATGAGTCTGGCTTTGCCCCAGGGCTTACCTTCGTTGGCCTTCAAAATGCCTTGTTCTATTTTCTTGTACCCTAACTGTTGGTTCAACTTCTCGCTTTCCTTCCAGTTCTTGATCGGCATGTTTTCGCCCTTCTGCTTGCTAGAAGTCTTGATCCTCTCCAGATAAATTCCACCAAACCAATACAATTCGTAACCGGACGCCCAACCCCGCCGCAAGAGGTCTATATCGTCGTACCCGTAACCAACCATCTCCTCGTCGTAACCACCCAACTCATCCATGAATTCCTTCTTGAAGAAGCCAAGTCGCCCACGCAACAACCTCTTGCCCTTGGCAAACATCCCCCGCCGCCCCTCGCACTGGTTTGCCAATATGTTGAGGTACTCGCAGAATGTGCGGTCTGGTGCCTGGGGAGCGGTTCTCCACACTATGTAATTATCGGCATCTACATTAACAACCACGTCGCCGGTAGCAGCCTTAAAAGCTATGTTGCGTGATATGCCCATGCTATAGTGCTGTGGCTCATCAGTGCGGTAAAAGTTCAGTTTACCATTACTAATGTAGTCGGATAGATTGGCCTTTACCCACGCAGCCACATCGTCCTTCTTGCTACCGTAGTCCAGCAAAACGAACTCTACGTCTGGATATCTTTCGTAGCCCAGGTTGAAAGGAAGAGTCTGAGAGAGGTCTGCCAATCTATCCATACAGGTAGTGCAGAGTGAAATCTTGTAGTTCTTGGTTATAGGACGTATTATATTGCCGTCCCAAATTTTCTGACCAAGCCAGTATTGTCTATGACCCATATGAAACTCCGATAAAACCAAGCAATTTTTCGATGACCCTCTTAGACGAGAACTCCTTTGATCTCCTGATGCACTCACTTCGCATTAGTTCTAGGAGATTCCTATCCTTGGCTAACTTCACTATAGCTTTTTTATATTCTGCTATGTCCTTGCACAAAAAGCCATTGTTACCATGTACTATCTGATCTACATTGCCTCCCTTGGGAGTCGCCAACACAGGACAACCACTCATGATGCCTTCTGCTATTGATCTAGACCAAGGTTCTTCTCTTTTGTAAGAGGGAAAGAACACAAATACATCTACATCAAACAAGAAGTCTTTTACATCAAGGGAGAATTCCTTGTGGAACTCTATGTTGCGGAACTTCTTCAAACTACCCTGCACGTTGGAGGGGCAACCCATAAACCTCCACCCAACATCCGCTATATCGAGGTCTTCATGAACCGCTTCAACTAACAAAGGCCAGTCCTTGTTCCATTTGTCACCCACAGGCTTTGAATGCATACCTAGTCGCAATTTGGGAGAAACTGACTTCCCTTGCTCCACACTCATTGGGTCAATGGGCGACTCTAGTATCATCCTGGGTATATGGATCACTTCTTCGTACTTACGACCAATTTCCTCGAAGAACTTCCGGTTCGTTGTGATAATCCTCAAATCGGGGCAGTATTCTTGTATTCGTGCCAACCCCTTACACGGTGAAACAATATAGTTGTAGAGGAAGGTTATCTGTTTTATTTTCGATAGATCGACTGGCTTGGAGTGCTTTTCACTCTTGCCTAGCCAGTAATCCAGAGAGGAAAACAATCTAGAATCCGTGTTGACGACTATCAAGTGATCTAATTCATAGAGTTTATCTACCTTTTCTGGTTCTAGAATAAATACGTTAGTGTAGATTTCTACAGTGTCGGAAACACGACTACGGAGTTTATCTGTGATGCCAGCCTCGCATAACAAATAAGACTTGTGGTTAGTATATCTTGAAATGGCGTTGGCTAACTCGATGCATCTCATCTCCGATCCACCACTGAGGTCGAACTTAGAAAACACCCCTATGTTTTTACTCTTACTCAGTCGGAACATCATCACCCCTCATATGTGAAGAGCTAAAAGGGATCGGCGGCTTGGCCTTGTAATCCAGGTTGTTCATATATCGAGAGATCAATCCTGCGATCTCGTCTACCGTAATCATATCCATACATTTGGCGATGTACTGACCAGAGGCTAGCTTAACAGGGTAAATGCATAGGTCACGATCTTTGGAATCACCATCACCTATTGGAACCACTCTAGATTTCCAGCACCCCCCTAAATCACAACAATCGAGCATTCCGCATGTGTGAACGAACTGCTGGTTCGCCGCCGCCTGCCAGTGGTTAGGCTCTCGACCGCCTGAAATGACGATACAGGCACGACTTTTCCTATTGTAGCGAGGATGTGGCGGCACCGCATATGCAAGGTGCATCGGCAAACTAATGGGTGTAATAACACCGAAACTGTGCCAAATCAACCTGATTAGCTGCCGTCCATCGGTCTTGCCCACTAGATTGACGAGATTTTTGCCGGTCAATTTTGGATGGTTGTGGTCTGGATTGCCAATCTGGACAAATACAAGATCGATAAACCGGTCTACCAAAGCCTGATATCTCTCAAAATCCCACGCTTTAGCAGTATAGTCCCACTTATGCCCGGCATTGACCACCCAAAAAGGCGGATCATATCCCAGGATTTCATGTATCTGCGAGAACCAGCTTTGTTCTTCCTCTCGAATCCAGACCGCACTCTGAAAATCGGTAGGCTCTAGTTTGATATTGAGTTTTCTAGCCAAGTCTGACCCAAAGGCGTTCACAAAATGGTACGCTTTCTGATTACTTTCGTGAATGGTGGGATAATCTAGCTCTATTACATATACGTCCCGGTCCTTCGGGTTTAATTTGGTGACGTAGGGGTTGCCCTCGAAAACCTCGTTGAAAAACGTATCTACACCCGTAACGTACCGGTTTGGATATTGCTCGTGCAAAGCCTTTAATGCGTAAGCCATCATTACGATGTCGCCTGGAGACTGGTGGTTCTTGAGAATGATCTTCATTGGCTTTCTAGGTCCGTCAGAGCGGTCGTACTGCTTTCTTCTCTTGGCTGGCATGGGTTCCTCGCTTTAGAGCCAATTGTACCTGTTTAGTATAGTCAGAGAAAGAGATAAATGGCAGACTGCGGGCCTCCTTATGCTAGAGGTAGTGGCGGATGGTGTGGATGCAACTGTGGTTGCTGCCCGCCCCCGGAATGCCCATCAGTACGTTGGGACTTCTGTGTTGCGTCCTCGTCAGGTAGGTCTTTGTCATCACGATCTTCATCATCTATCTCGTCGTCCAAATCTTCGTCAAAATCCTCCAGCAGTCGATCTTCGAGCAGCAGCAGTAGTAGCTCCCAGAGTTCTTCTAGCAGTTCTTCTAGCAGTTCTTCTAGCAGTTCTTCTAGCAGAAGCAGTTCGTCCAGTAGTAGCAGCCGCAGCAGTTCGAGTAGTTCGTCCAGCCGCAGTTCCTCAAGTTCTTCATCAAGCAGAAGTTCTTCAAGTAGCTCTAGCAGTCGATCTTCGAGCAGCAGTTCTAGCGTAAGCAGTTCGAGCAGTTCTTCCAGCAGGAGTAGTTCGTCTAGTAGTAGCTCCAAGTCATCTTCTTCGTCGTCAAGCAGCCGAAGTTCTTCGAGCAGTAGCAGCCGTAGCAGTTCTAGTAGCTCGTCCAGCAAAAGCTCCTCATCTAGCCGCAGTTCATCAAGTTCTTCGTCTAGCAAGAGTAGTTCTAGCAGTAGCTCTAGATCGTCTTCCTCGTCTTCGAGCAGTCGAAGTTCTTCAAGCAGTTCTTCAAGCAGTTCTTCAAGTGTAAGTAGTTCTTCGAGCAGTAGTAGTCGGAGTTCGTCTTCATCTTCAAGCTCTCGGTCATCATCGAGCAGTTCGTCTAGCAAGAGTAGTTCAAGCAGTAGTTCCAGATCGTCCTCATCGTCCTCAAGCTCTCGGTCGTCATCAAGCAGCAGTAGCTCTCGAAGCTCTTCAAGTAGCTCTTCCAGCAGAAGTAGCTCAAGTAGTAGTTCTCAATCTTCATTGAGTAGTTCTAGCAGTCATAGTTCCTCTAGCTCCTCATCGAGTAAAAGCAGTTCAAGGAGTTCTTCCAGCAGCAGGAGTATCTCTAGTTCTTCCAGCAGCAGGAGCAGCCAAAGTTCGTCAAGCTCGTCGTCTAGCCGAAGTTCCTCAAGTAGCAGGAGTAGCTTTAGCAGTTCCTCAAGCCTAAGCTCCTCAAGTAACTCCAGCAGCCATAGTTCATCAAGTAGCTCGTCTAGTAAGAGTTCATTGAGTAGCTCGTCTAGTAAGAGTTCATTGAGTAGCTCGTCTAGTAAGAGTTCATTGAGTAGCTCGTCTAGTAAGAGTTCATTGAGTAGCAGTAGCTCTAGGTCGTCGTTCTCATCTTCGAGCAGTCGGTCTTCAAGTAGCAGTAACTCTTCAAGTAGGAGTTCTTCAAGCTCCTATTCAAGCAGGAGTAGTTCGAGTAGCAGTAGTTCCAGATCGTCGTTCTCTTCTTTTAGCAGCCGAAGCTCATCAAGCTCCTTGTCCAGCCGAAGCTCATCAAGCTCCTTGTCCAGCCGAAGCTCATCAAGCTCCTTGTCCAGCCGAAGCTCTTCGAGCAGTCCTTCGAGCAGTACATCTTCGAGCAATAGCAGTGCAAGTAGTTCAAGTAGTAGGAGTTCATCCACGAGTTCGTCCACGAGTTCGTCCAGCAGAATTTCTTCAAGTGCAGGTGATGCCTCAAACGGTTCTGCATCTCTATCAAAGGTATTAAAATTCTTTGATCCTGCATCCAGACCCACCCGATGGATGCGGGAACAGGATATGGTAACAGCCCAAGCCCTGGCTTGTAGTGAGTGTTTGTTCTCTGTTTATCTTGTGCCCGAATGCAGCATAGAAGTAACGGGCGGCGTTGCCTACTCAATTGGAGATCAATGTCTAAGTGCGAGTATAAGCGACAACACCTGTGATTGTATGCCAAATGGCACAGACGATGTGAGAATCAATGGTTCGCCGCCGCCAGTTTGCGTCAACGACGGCGACACAATCAGCGTATCCATCGTGCCGTCGCCTCAGTGCGAACTGCTTGGGTCAGAAGGCCCCATCTGTGAGACAGGCCAAGAATTCATGGCAAGAAGACTTATGACAGATAGATTGATGAAGTTAACCTCGTTTCGTGCCGCCATGAGAAACAAGATACTCAGCAGAATTCAAGTTGTCAGGCAAGGAAGAGGAGGCGGGAAGAAGATATACTAAGGCAACAGCATCACCTTCTCGGCGTCCGCCACAAAGTCCTTGATCCGATCAGCCTTCATGTTCAGAATTTTCGGGAGATCGGTAGCCCGGTCCACAAAATCACGGATGCTCTTGATGCCAGCATTGTAGAGTTTGGTAGCACGAACGGCCCCGATCCCCGGAATCTTGACCAGAGGTATCAAATGTGGCTCGACACCGTAGGATACCCTAGATTCTAGTTCGTCAAAGAAATCGGCTCGTTCCCACTTCGCACTCATGGAATCCAGAGCTTCCAACACCGTCCTCGTGCGAGGAAAGTCCATCTGGACATTCCTAGCCATAGCCGCAAAGCTGCCAGTTTCGCTGCCGGTGAGTAAGCACCAGTGAACGTACCCGCCCTTAACGGCGGTCTCTGGAAGATTATCGCCTAGCATCATCCTCAGTTTGGCTGCGTAATTCGACATCTCCTCTCGTTCCTTTTTGTTACAAATGCCCATGCGAATCGTATCCACGTTCCCCAGGGCATACGAGAGGATCAAATCGTTATTATGCAGCCCATGCTTGAATACCACATCGAAATTCCGCTTGAGATCGGCAACATCGAAAGGCGAGTAGTAAAACATGCTGGCTACCTTGCCGATGCCAGTGACTTCTATGCTGCCGTCTTGTTCTTGGCGAATCGCCTTGTACTTGACCAAGAGATTCAACGTGGCATCCACAATATCATCGTCAAACGACTTGGACTGGAAGTTAGCCAGCGTGTTTTCATACCACTTGTACACGTCGTCACGATTCTTAATGCCGCCGTGGTGAATCTCGCTGACCAAATGAAAGGCCAGAGTCTTGTAGTGAGGGGCCTTTTCCTTGCCGTCTTCATCCTGCCCACCGCCAACGTAATCCAACAACCTAGACTCGATACGCTGATGCTTCGAGAGTCGCTCAATATGGTAGTCAGCTTTCGAGTCCGGCACCAGAATATAAACATCGCCACGAGGATCGTACCCCGGCCTTCCTGCACGGCCCGCCATCTGCCAGATGTCGTAAGTATCAACTTCGTTCAGACCACGATGCACCCCAACGATGATTACCCGACGAGCGGGCAGATTTAAGCCCCAGGCAAGTGTAGACGTGGCTACAATTGCGTGTAATGACCCAGAGCGAAAGGACTTCTCGACACTATGCCGCTTGGCCTTCTCTAAGTCGGCATTGTGGAACTCAGCCTCAATACCACTGCCTTTAAGTGCCCGCAACATCATCTCGCCGGTTCGTTTGGTGTGAACAAAAACAAGAAACTTGTCGTCCGAGTAGTCATGGACGATATTGAGGGCGGCATTGACCTTCTCTTCCTCGTTTTGTTCGTAGAGCTTGTTGCCGTCCCAATACTTCTGATAGTGAATGCCCAGAGGACAAGGACGATAATCCGACTCCAGCAAAAAAGTCTGCTTCTTGGTCAACTGGTAGGCAATCCAATCAGCAATCTCGGCGACATTAGGCATCGTCGCCGACAGAAACACGATTCGCAAGTTCGTAGCTATCTGGGCTAATTTCATCAGGCCGACTTCTAAGTGATCGCCTCGACCGGGCACGGTAAGTAGATGTGATTCATCAACAACAATAGTCCCAATGTCCTGGAGCCACTCGTTATTCTCTGATTTATAGTTTCTACACCGTGAATTGAGCATCTCTGATGTCATCACAATGATTTTCGAGTTCTCCAGTTCTTTCTTTCGGGCTGGGGTGAGACGGTAATCCCCTGTGCAGATAGAGATGCCATTGCCATCGAATGAGTGAGCAAGGTCAGTCCAATCGTCCAGCTTTTCTTTAGCTAAAGCCCTGAGTGGCGCAAGATACATTGCCTTGCCGCCACGGACGTTGATCTCGTGGGCCATGAACATCTCGGCACAGACTGTCTTGCCTGAGCCGGTCTTTGTGGCGATCAAAGCACTACAGTCCTTGTCGTAAATGTCAACAACACGGCTTTGGACCTGATTGAAGAAATCAAATGGAAACTTGGCATACGAAGGGAAAGTGTTCGTAGCTACCAAGATCGGTTGATCGGTCAAACGTTGAACAGGTGACATCTACATCCTGCTTTCTTAAACCCACCAAAATCGGCGAGCCTAAATAGATGGTCTTTCAACCATCAAAAAGTAACTAAACTTCACTCCCTACGAGCAGTTCTTGTAGGAAGATTTCGCCCAAGAGATTTTCACTCTTGTATCGAATAGTGCCAGCAAACTCTTTGAGGTCTGCCAGTCTAACCCGTAATCCTGTGAGGATGGCTTCTACATTGTCGTTCAGAGCCTTCCACAAAACCCATGAGTGAACCCGCTTATTTCGGTACTTTTCTGCAAGAGTTCCCAAAACCGCTTCCTTCACTCGCTTTGTGTCCAGTTTATAGAACGACAACTTCTCATTAAGTCCAAGTCCTCTGCGACCTATCACGAAGGCGGCAGACTCATGGATACTTACCTTATACATCCAGCGATACTTGTATTTGCCACTTGTATTTGCCAATGATGCTCGTTCTCCTCCCTGAGTTGGTCGAACGTCATTAGTGGTTTCTCTATGGGCATATAGCTCCTTAAACACAAAAGCAGGCGGCTCTCGCCGCCTGCTTTTGTGTAGTTAAGAAGCCTCCACATTTGCGGGTGCGGGCTGCGGGAGCCGCTCCTTCCTTTGGAAAGGCTTGTCCCGTTTTCCCTGGTTCTGTTCCCTCTGTTCCCTCTGTTCCCTCTGTTCCCTCTGTTCCTTCAGGATAGCATGTCGCCGTTTGGCCTCACGGACGACGTTCTGCCCAACAACATCGAGCATATCAAACCAATCCTCTGCTGAGGTAGCAGAAGCCAGCCAACGATCTACATCCTTGTCCTTGAAAAGTATGTCAGCGATCTCAGCACGATCTCCGCAGAGCAACTGCTGGAACCGGCTATTCAAGAAGCGAAGGTCTTCATCAGAAAGACCTCTGACATACTCTTTTAGTACGGCGTCTGTCTTTTTCATTGGACACCCTTACCTCTAGAGACAGTGCTGCCAGACAGCACAAATTACATGGAACTAAACTGTGCGGACCTTGAAAAACTCCTCGTTGCGAACTGGACCAAGTTCATCGACCGTCGTGCGTTGATGTCCTTTGTCCGTGATTGCTCGATACAGTATCTACAGATAGAGCCTACTTGTCAAGCCCGCAAGATCAGTTTTAGTAGATTCAAGCTTGTCGAGAAGGGTTTTCTCGTTTGGATAGAGTTCGAGGTTATGCACGGAGTTGCCCACACCACAGGAACTATAGAAGCCCTGATAAATTGGCATGGGCAATTCCAACCGCTAGAGATCGTTTAAGCAACTGCGACCGAACGGGTCGGTCTGCCCTCCTTGTTTACTACACAATCCTCGAACAAGATTTTACTACCGTCGTCACAAAATCTCAAGCCCAGATTATAGGAATCGATGGATACGTCCCTACCGGATTGAGAGGCGATAACCCAACAATAGTCTTCGGTCTTTACTAGTTGTCCATTTTTATCTTCCTGCGTGATACCAATTTCTAGTACCATGCCGCTCGGCAGAATCAATTGAACCTGACCCTCTTCAAGCAGAGTGGTAATAAGCATGGACTGAATTTTGTCTGTTTTGGTCATTGGTATACCTCTCCATTCATAGGCTTATCGGTATTGAATAGCTCGTCAAAAACGAGACGAACTATATACCTGTATTAAAGAAGGAATCATCCAGATGAGAAAATAATAACTCATCTAGGCGTGGCGAAAACCTGACAATAGTAGTAGATTCCGTCATCAGCCACGGCGAACGCCACTCCAATTTGAGTATACTTTCCCAAGATGTTTCTCTATAACCGGGCGAGGACATCCAACTTGAAACTACCTCCTCGAATGGGTAGTTCCACGCTATGTTTTCACCCAAAGCAGACCATTGGTATTGAACGGCCCCGACACGCTCTATCATGGTGCGGGCACCTGGGATGGGTAACTCGTGAGACAGACGCTTGCGGCTAGCCATATTCCTGGCATGTTCACCTGCGGCTGTACATAGCTTGATGTCTACTTCCAGCGGCGGGAGGCCATGTTTAGCTCTAGCGGCATTAGTAGCGTCTACGATACGCTGCTCTTCCGGCAGCATAATGCGAATTGGAGTCGGTGATCGAAGACAGCAGCCGCCGATCACGAATATCAACAGGACCAGACTAGAAGAAATTAACGTCCTGCGGCAGAAGGTATCCATACCTGAGACCCTCATATTCTAGTGGCTCGGCTACCGGCTCTTGTAACGAATTAGGCACAGCTTCTCCATCCTTGGTCGTTGTTAGTGTCCAACAGTAGATTTTCCTGTTGTCCTTCAATAGTTCGACCAAGTACAGATTCTCCTCTCCCAAGAAGCGTTTGGCGAGTTTCGTCACTAGATTGAATGGCAAGAAGGGTTCGTACTTGCCATGTATCTGCACCGTGATGAGATAGTGCTTCTCATAGTCAGCTTTGCTGAAATGTACGATGACATTGTAGCCATCAACTAACAATTCGCTGGTTTTCAATGGAAGCAATTCGTCCTCGTTCTTTACGTTTCCTAGAGGGAAGTTGTAAGGGATGAGGCTATCGCCCATCTCCTTAATCTTTTCAATCTGTTCGTCAAGTTTCCTGCCGTACATGCCTTTCTCCTCAATATATACGAGTCAGTCTTTATAATCTCCAGAATAAACAAGCTCAGGCGACCCCGGCAGTAGATACTGAAGTAGATTCATTGTATCTAAACCATACTTGCGTCCCAATCGCTCGGCCTGTTCCTTGGAGTAACTCGTTATCGGCGAACTCCATATACCAGGAAGCTCGCCCTCTCTGGAATTATGTATGATCGAGGCTAAAAACCAATCCCTGGTTTGTCGCATACCATTAGAAAGAGTACCATCAAAATGTAGAAAGTTGAAGACATCTTCCGGCTCCAACCACAGGAACGATGACCATTTATTGCCACGTTGACAGTTAATAGGCATACCACGTTGTAGACTGCAATCTATAAAATGCAGAACTAGTTTGATCCAGTTTTTGGTCAAGAACGGATTGAGGCACCCGTCCCTGCCAATGATGCGAAACTCCAGAGTTTTTCTATCGCCCCGGATTAAATGGAATGTGTTGATCGTATAATACTTTGATGCACCTATGCGTTTGATTATGATCTCAGGGTCCAGGGTAGAATCGTGTGAGAAAAGATCGCACAGCCCAATGAATTGGCAATACTTATTCCTCTTCCTCTGGAATGGAACAGCCGAAAGGAATACCCGCTCACATTTGATCCACCAAACGATGGCAGCCGCTATCTGCTCGAAATCGCAGTCGGCCATATCAATGTGAAGGTGTAGGGAACAAGTCTCGTCTACCGGGATGCGTCGATCACGAGCTACAGCGTCGATTACCTGACAGATTGAGCGTATCCCAATCCAACCCCTCTTGGGCGGGGAACATATTTCCATACCGCAACTTGAATCTGGCTTAACGATCCATCCTGTGTTGTTGTGTGTAGAATGCCATGTCTTAATGGATACTGGCTCATTCGCTGAGCGAGCTACTAGTTCGGCTACCTCATCAATGCCTTTGGGTAATTCTTTGTTGATCTTGTCCAAAGGAAATAACTTGAAATTGCGGCTGTCAAACGAGTTGACCTCAATTTCTACACCGAACCTCCGACTAGTAGAAAGTCGGACAATTTTCTCAGATTCCATGTTTACCCCTTGCACCGCATATCCCTGCAATCATATACTAGAATAGTATTTACATCAAGAGGGCTAATATGTCGCAGAAAAAGAATCGTAAGTGCCTGATGATTCAAACTAGAGACAGCCGAAAGTTCTTTACCCACGAAAAGAATCTACAACAACTGATCGAGTTCTCCAAGACTTTCGGTGCCGAGATTTCTATAGTCAAAATAAAAGAAGGAGAGGTTCTCGATCTAGTGGACTTGGTTCCAGCTATCTGCAACAAAGAGTACAAAGCCAAATCGTCCTTTGAACTCGTAGAAAAGAAAATAGAGTCGCCAACCCACAAACGCAAAGACATTCTCAGGAATGCAAGCCGAATCAGACGCTACATCACAAGCGAGTTCCTCAAAGGAAACACGGTCTCACTAAAACAAGTCCGAAGAAAGTTTGATAAGGAAAACCTAACCCTAGCCTGTTTCTGCAACCACTTGTCCGAAAGCAGACGTGAACTAGAGACATCTGGACACATCATCCACAAAATCGGTGGGGGCAAGTATCAGCTATTCAAACCAGAGACATACTCGGCGATGTAGTCTTCCAACCGCTGCTGCGGGGTCCATCCTAACAAGTTGCAGGTAGCTTCGATATCCGCCAGCGTGTCTCTAGCCTCGCCTGGGCGAGCCGGGAGGTATTCGATTGAGGACGGCTGAAATAATTTTGCCACTTCATTGATGGAGTGGTTTCGGCCAGACCCAAAATTAAACACCTGGGCCTCCAACGAATGAAAAGCGGAGATCGCCCGTAATCCAATAACTATGTCATTGACGTGGGTAAAATCACGCCGTTGCTCGCCATCGCCGGTCACAGTCAACGGCAGACCTTCCTTTTTCTGCCTCTCAAATATGGCAAGCACCGTCGCATACGGTCCATCACTGACATGGCGAGGCCCATAGACGTTGAAGAAACGGGCTATCGCCGTCTGAACATTGAAGACATTGTGATACATCTTGCAATACTCTTCGCCCAGCCATTTCGTGAAGGTGTACGGGTTCTTGTATACGCCGCCGTAGAAAGAACTCGACCCAGCATAAACCACCTTACTACCAGTGATTCTGGCAAACTCTAATACGTTAGCTGTCCCATTGGTATTGGAATTGTGAGACTTGTGAGGGAACTGGAAACTCGGCTGAATCCTAGCTTCGGCTGCTAAATGAAAAATGACTTCATAGTTGCTACACTGTGATGCATGATCCCTGGGGTTGAACGCCCCGACATCTACCACAGACCAAGTGGCCTTTTTGGATAGCTTATCAGGCACGCCAGTAGTGAAACTATCCCAGACATGGACTTCATGACCTTCTTCCACAAGCAAGTCCACCAAGTTACTACCTATGAATCCGGCTCCTCCTGTGACTAGAAACTTCATTGTATTACCTCTCTTGTGACCTCCAATTATATTAGAATCACCGCTTCAGATTTGGTAGTTCGATTTACACACGAAGGAGTGGTCTTTGTAATCGAATTCAGCGTAATCGCATGTGATCTCCTCGCCCACACGTATGTCACGTATGGCGTAGCAGTCGTTGGTATAGCACACTAAATTCGGTTTATGACTATGGTTCATGAAACGAGCATCATCACCACAAAGGATGAAGGTGCCATCTTGCTTGGCATGAAGACCAAAGCCGTAAATCCGACTGAATCATATTTGAGCATCAACTAACAACATAAACAAAAACGCCCAGCCCCTTCGGGGCTGGGCGTTCCTCTCACTGCCTAGTAGCTATTCTCGTCACCAACAAGGTTACGGCCATCGTCAACCTCGCCGTCTGCCTTGTCGATTTCTTTCACATTCTCGTCGTCCGTCAACTTGATGGCGTCTCCGAAGATTTTGAAGTAGCTTTCTACTTGCTCTTTGGAGTCGGCATCAATCACTGATGGGCAATCGAGTAGAACATCAATCGGAACATCATTGCGTTCCTTTGAGGCTCGGAATTTGATCTCTTTGCCCCCGGCCCACGGATCAAGAACCGTGTAGTACCCAGCCTTGCCAGTCGGGTCAACTCGACCAGCGGCAATGAGGCAAGACAGTAGCCCGCCCACTGGATTTATACCGTTGGCGAAGTATAACTGCACGCCTTTTGTATACAAGCCGGGCGTAAAGCTACGATTTTTCTTGTTGCGGAAGGTCAAGTTGACGCCAAGAGGAATGTCCCTCTTCGCATCCTTGATCTCCTTCTGAGCGGACGTGCGTAGTCGGCATGAGGTATAGAAAGGCAGGGCCTTACCGCCGCCAGCAGTCACTTCTTCCCAGAAAGCACCGATAGCCTGACGAGTTTGGTTGATGATGTAGAGCGTAGCGTTCTGTTCTGAGATGAACGGATTGAGTTTCCGTAGTGCATCACCACAGGCTCGTGCCCGCTCACCAGGACGCTCAACACCAACCGCCTTGAGTTGCTCCTTGGTAGGATTCTCAGGCAGCCCAACTTCTTCCCATTCACGCTGGCAAGGAGTAACGCCAATGGAATCCCATACCCAAAAGATAGGAACATCCGGGCCATACTTCTTGCGAATGGCTCTGGTGACGTTGATGATTTTGGCTTCCACCTGCTCGATGGAAATGGGTTCGTAGAGCAGCAGGGTACTTGTATCGACATGTCCGGCTCGTTGAGCGAACTCGGCGTTGCCCGCACGCTCGCAGTCGAGATAGGCCCCGATACCGCCCATTCGCTGTACCCCAGCCAAGGCACAATACCCCAGCAAGGACTTGGATGTAGCCGGTGGGCCGTAGACCTCAATAATCTTACCGCCCGGCAAGCCGCCAGTAATGAACCTGCCGCTACAGATGTAATTCAGGCTGAGCGAGCCTGTGTCTACAAAATAGCTAGCTCGTCCAGCCAACTCGAAAGTCTGTCCTCCAGTTTCATTGAGGATGCCTGCGAGCAGGCTTGTGTCGATTGTGACTCCCTTGACGGGAGTTGCGTCGTCGGTTGTTTTTCTTTTCGCCATTGGTATCTCCTGAGTTTCAGTTTTGGTAGTTTCTTTCTGGTGAGTTTGAAGCGTTTGTGGTACATAACCGGCTCCTCATGGCAATCACCATGTATGAAAAAAGGGTGTGACCAACGACCGACAAGGTATATGGTCACACCCTTTTGCAAAGGTGTCGTTTGACTCATCATAGGTTGCAGCGGTTGCCGTAAACGTCTGTAAACCTCATCTGGTACTAGCTAACGTTCGCAGACTTCGACCAGCAACATGCTAGTCAAACCAACCTCTAGGTGACACCTTGTTCGTTACATGCCCCGAAGTTCGGCCAGGAAGTCCGACTCCACCAAGGTCTCGTCCTTACCTGGAGTTTCCTTCTCGGCTGCAACCTGGGCATCGGTCTTCGGAGGCTGGGCTGAAGGGGTTGACTTCTTATTGGCCTCGAAAGCCGCTCTCTCAGCACCCTCGGCGATCTCGTCTTCGGTGACGGTAACGCCGGAATCTTCTGCTGCTTCCAATGTCTGCCATTCACGAGGATCGAAGCCGCTCTTGGTGTCACGGATCAGATTCAGGTGGACCTTGAGGTTGTACTTCAGGTCGTCGGCAGTCGGAAGAACACGAAGAGCTACCAGATCGTGGCAACCTGCCAACCACTTCTCGACTTCCTCTGGCGTGCCTAGTGGCGACGGATCGAGGAACTTGGACTCACTGTAGTTCGGGTATGCCTCCTTGCCACTGTGCCGCATCGTCTTAATGAGCTTGAAGTCACGACCCTTGAGCGGATGAGTTACGTCACCCAGGCCCTTCTCATCGAGCTTTTCGTTGCCGACGATGGCACGAATGACCATCTGGATAAGCGTCTTGCCCACACTCAGGATGAGTGGGCCGACGTTCTTCTCGATTTGCTGCGTCTCTTCATTCACCATTGAGCGAACGATGCAGTTGAGGTAGTAGCGTTCGATGGGTTTGATAGCACGAGCCTTCGCCTGCATCCTGGCTGCTTCCTCTGAACCCTTTTTCTCCGACTCTCTCCAGAGCCAGTTGTAGTAGTCACAGATGCAGCACTCGCCAACGAACTTGTTGTTGACCAAGTTTCGTGGACAGTGTAGGCTCTTGTCGTTCACCCGATGGATTCGGGTGTATTGATAGAAGGGGTTCTTGGCCCGATTGAACGCCCCGTCAGGAGTGGAAAGGAAACGGACAACGATATGACCGTTGCCTTCGGGTAGCTTGACGAAGTTCTTCATCCAGCCAGCCCCGGCCTGCGTCGATAAACGCTCGTTCTCTAATGCTAGTTCTTGAAAGTCGAGTGACATGATAGTTCTCCTGTTTTAGAAGTTATTGTAGTTTCTTGCCAGCTACTCACTCAAGTAGCTTGGCTAATTGTACTGAATATCGAAGAACGTGTCAATAGACTTTAGCCGCTCTTACTGGCCTCATCTACTTCCTCGCTAGTATCGTTGTTTTCAACACTAGCAGGTTCTTCGTCCAGAACAGGCTCAACTATATCATTTCTATCTTTGTTGACAAGTACCTCTTCTTGAGATTTTACATATTCCTCAATGTTGGTCTGCATATCGGCAATATCCACACCAGATGTCTCGGCAAACTTCTTCTTGAGGGCGTCTATCTTCTGCGACAGGGTTAGATGACCTTCATCTTCTAGCTGCTTGACCAATTCATTACGGGCCATAGCTTCCTTGGTGAACTCTTCCTCAAGGGCCTTGAGAACCTCTAGATTGTATTCGAGTCTATTTTGGATGTGTTCTAGCTTCTCAACCTCCGACATAGACTCGAACTTCTGGCGTTCTCGGACATCCTTAGCGACCATCTTTTTGAGTTCCTTGGCCTTCTTGTACCGGTCGCTTTCCTCTTTGGCCGCAGCACGTATAGCGACTCGCCGCCGCATTACTCTGGCTTTGGCGACTCGTTCTCTTTCTTTTTTCTTCTTCTCTTTCTTTTTTTGGTTCGACATACTAACTCCTTGAGTTTCTTATCGAAGCTATCGAAAGACACGTATTCTATCTTGCTTGGCCTAGCTCGATGCGGCATAAACACGGTGCCCACATTGCTGGGCAGTTTGTCCAACAGGGCCTTGTTGTCTTCCTTAATACGCTCTATGAAAGCCTCGGCCTTTTGAGGCGGTAGTTGCCCAACATCAATATAGAAAACAACGATTCCTTTTAGGCCGTCAGTCCTATCCGTAGAGGGTTCCCTATGGTTAAATACCTCATCGACACGTTCCATGTTCTCGATCCAGCTAGCCATTTCCTCATCCATGTGTCCGCCGCCCACAAACTGGCGACCTGTCAAAGTCATAGCTAGATCGAAAGCTGCAAAGTCGTCGGTGCGTAGTTCCTTGACAGCTTTCTCTAGTGCAGATTGTACCTGTTTAGGCGACCACTGATCTAGATCATCGTCAATCTTATGGTACAATTTCAATTCCCTGCCAAATATTGGCGGGGCTTCTATATCGATATCATAGGCTTCGTCTATCATTTCTTTGGCTTTACGGGCAGCTTCCGAATGCGGAAATTCCTGCTCATTGGCTTTCTCGGCCTTGAGGATCAGTTCTTTCAGTAACTCTTTTTGTTGCTGATCTACGCCAGTTGCTCTAGACTTTGCTACAGCCCTGTCTACTTCCTGATCCAGGTCTAGTTCATCATAACTTTGATTCATAGTTCTCCTTATCGTCTGATATCCGGCATCGCCCCATCAACCACGCCCGACCCCCAATCAAGACGGGCATCGCCCGACCCCGGAGTGCTAGCTGGCTTGAAGGAGTCTCCCTCGAACCCTCGCTCCAACTTAGCCACGTCGGGGGTAAAGTGTTTGTCATTCATGACTCTTCTTTGCCCGGTATCATCTACGGTGACGTAGTTCATACCAGCGTGGACGTTTTCAGTAGATGCCGCAGATTCAGAATAGATTGGGTACTTTTTACCCAACGTGAAAGCATACCCACGTCGCTTGGCCTCTTGTGCCAATCCTGGGATAACAGGGTTGAATATCTCGAAACGCAGAGGCTTACCAACCGGCGTCGGTTTGAATTGAACAACCGAACCGGTGCCGCCAGAAATCGGAGCCTGATGCGGTTGGATACCAGTGCCTTGTATTTGACCGAGAATACCAGGGTTATTGAGAAGCAAAGCCAGCAGTTGTTCAACCGGCCCACCCGCTTGAACTGGCTGAACGGGGGCCGGTTGACTAGTACCACTTTCCATCTCACACACGCTGTTACCAAGACGAGGACCGTCTTCGTAAGAAAACTTACGCTTACCGATCATTATGCCGTCGTCAGTTTGCTTGAACGTGAGATTCTTCTTAGAGTGTTCGATGATTTCTACATCTACTATCTCTATATTTCTCCTAGCCAACTGGCCTATAATTTTGCCAGCACAAACATCTAGAGTGATATCGTCGTCGGGAGTGCCGATCTTAATCGTCTTAGTCTTCACGTCTTCGCCGAAAATACCATCCTCTTGTTCTTTGTAGTGATATGTGATTTCGTATCTCATTGAAGCAAATCCCTCCTCAAGTTCTCGTATTTCCTCAAGTTCTCCTGCACGTCTCTAAACTGCAAGGTCTGGACCGCTTCCTCCTCGGTCATACCGAGATACTCAACCATGATCTCTACCTCGGTCATAGTATCCAGCGGTGACGGAACATCGATGAACGCTGGCCGTTTATCACTGTCTGGAAAGGCGGACAAACTCTGTGGGCCGAAGAACAACCAAACTAGAGGATCGGAAGAGTTCTTGTTCCTCTTAGTGAGTTCAGCACAATACTCGGCTGTACCTTCGACGGAGTTCACCCATTCATCGTATACTTTACGATCCATTACTCCTCCTTGCTCCGATGACGTGTAACCACGGAGCCGCCAGAAAGAGTCACGTAGGTTGATTTGCCTTCATGAAACCCAACACACACTTTGAGACCGCCCGGCTTTACCAACATGCCGTTCCTGCTAATGTTGTTAGCACTCTTGAACAAAAGGGCTTGGGCATAGCTTTCAGTATCTAGTCTAGTCTCAATCTCTGGAAGTGGCGGATCAATACAGTAGAAAGATAATTTCTTCCAAGTCTTCAACAGGTCTTCTTTATTCTCCTGCTGTATCTGCTTCGCCCTCTCCAACCAGTAGTTGTTGTGTTGAATCGGGGTAGGTTCGTTCTGGCTCATGTTCTATATCCTTTGTAAACGAATTCTCTACTTGTATTACTCCATAGTAATCCCCGGATAGTAGATGCTTCCCGTATCTGGAAAGAATCGAAGTCCTTGGTTTAGCTGTTGGAGCAAAAGCAACATACGGGCAGTAATAGTACCCGCTCTCCATAGTTGGCCTATTGAACCCCATCACCAACTGAGTTTCGGGGAAATAGTCCTCGGAGATAGCATAGAGATGCCACTTGTTGGCAAGGTGCCCAACGTACCCCAACCTGTTCTCGGCGAAGGTGACGCCAGCAAAATCCTTGAGGTCAAAATGGCGGGCCAGATGTGTCGCCAGCCCTTCAGAGGTCACGATCCAATTAGCAGATGTGGTTATACGGCTGCCAATAGCATTGCTAACCGCTAAAACAGCGTCGGCGAGCTTGGCTGCGTTTAACCAACTGTGTTCGGCTTGGAATGTAGCTGTGCTGGATATATCAGAAATGACTTCCTTGTTTAACTCTCGAATAATGTCTGTAGCCATCCTACCGGTCATCTCGGCTTCGTTATCAATGCCATTTGCACTAAGAGCATATTTACTGGCATCCTCGTTGTAGTAAAACTTGCCGAACCACTGACGCAGCCCGGTTTCGGATTCTTCGATATTGTCTACTTCCACCAGAGGAAAACCAGTAGCCAGCAATCTAGTCCTGGCCTGGATTGGATGTGGTACTATGAGACCGTATTTATTCGGGTGATAAAACTCATCGGTCGGACTGACAAGCGTTTGAACTGAAGCAATCTTGTAAGCTATGAACTGGTTAGGTGAAAATACCCTCCTAGCCAACGGGATACTTAGGCGTCTGAACAGGTTGTTGAACGCCTTGTCGGATTCGTCGGCCTCGGCTAGAGGAAACTTCTCATTATAGAGCCGCTGGTTCTCTAGGATCATGGCGATGACAGCACGGTGAAAGTCATCCTTAATACCCTTGAGCAAACCAATCTGATCCCACTTCTTATAAGCCTCTAGCTTCGGCTTCTTTTGCTTGTCGAAATCTAGCATAACTGACCTTTTCCTTATCTGACTACCAAACCAGTGCCGTATCTTGTCGAAAAGATAATCGGCTCTCTGTTCTTGGTCTTGCAGAAACTCTGGAAGGCTCTGGCTGCGAGGTCGTGGCTTTTCACGTAATCCATTACTATATGTCCGCCAAGATTCATGTGTTCCCAAACTAGGTCTAGGTAAAACATGTGGCGGTCGTAATCCTTTTCTTCATTCACGATCACCAAGTCCCACTTCCGTGCAGACAGTTTCTCTAGAAAAGTTTCATCTTCTATCTGTCCAAAATAAAACTCCAGAGGCTTCTTCTTGTGGTTTCGCTTAACGTTCTTAGATGCCATTCTAGGAGAGTAAAAATCACCAGTAGATTCCTGATAAGCCAGAAAATACTCTACGGATCGACAACTCTCCAGAAAGGCCCCGCTGAGCAATCCAAGCCGGAAACCTATCTCTAGAAGATTCCTTGGAGCTATATGTTTGCCAAGATAGTAATAGAAAGGGACGTACCTGGGGTCTCCAAAAGCACTTGTCTTCTTGGAGTCCTCAGTAATGAAACAAAAGTGGCTCATAATATTCGAGCCGACTAGTTGTTTGTTAAGTGATGTCTCTAAAACCTTTCTAAGTTCTTGAACTTCCATCGGACCTTCTCTAATTACTAGGGGTATATATCAAAGGTTAGTAAATTTTTCCAAAGGCCAATAAAAAAGGGATGCTTACAATACGCTTGTAGCATCCCTCGCCTGACATACATGAGTTACTGCCTAGAGTGTAACACTAGGTATTATCCACTCTTCACGCCGACAGTTTGCTTGGTAGGACTTGATGCAACGTCTGCGTGAACTATTTGCAACAAGTTTGGACCCTACAACAAGGAAGATCGGAACCTGTCAGGACAGAACATAGTATATATCACACAACCGAGTAATTTACTGAATACCACCTGTCGAGGAGTACCACCATCACTTCTGCTCGTTCTGGTCCATCCGTTTTTCTGCCTCCTCAATCTGGGAGAGCAGGAATTGAAGCTGTTGTTTATAGGCTCGCACTTCCTCCGGGCCATGTAGATCAACATATGGAGTACCATTGTTGCTCGAATGGTTCTCATAAGTGATCTTCAGCGAGGCGGTCCCTGACCGCTCTACTCGTTCCACCTTGACCACAGGAGATTTTCTCTCCTGCTTGCAGCCTGATGCTGCACAAGAGAAAGCTACAACTAGGGCGAGGAACAATAAGGATAATACTTTTCTCATGGCCTCCAGAATTCTCCATTGAACTTGACGGGAGGAAGAACTTCTCCCTCGTACAAGTGGGTGTCGATGCCAGCCTCTTTCAACATTACAAAAGCGTGTTCGATAGATTCCTTCCAGCGTTCGGGTGTCTTGTCCATCATCGCCTTGTGTCCAACCACCCTCTTGACGCCAGCTAGAATAATTGCCCTGGCACAGTCAGAGCAGGCAAACCAAGGCACGTACATGGTACTATCCTTGGTGCAGACGCCCTCTCTGGCTGCTGCAAAAATGACACCACGCTCGGCGTGTTCCACGAAGTTGTACTTCAACGGCCTCTCCAACCGTTCTGGCGTGTTCTTGATGTTTGTTGGCAGCGTGTTACAGGCAGTAATGATCTGGCCTTCTCTTGTCGCAGGAACCAAGACAGCCCCGTTTTGTGTAGAAAGATCAACGCTTTCTTTGGCTTTCCTATAAGCCAGATAGAGGTAGTAGGCGGCGTCATAATATGGATGACACACTTCGATCATTGGTCGCTCCACTTATGCCCCGAATACTTCAGCCAGATATCTAAATCAAACTCGGCTGGAGTTTTGTTAGAGGACACTAGATTGAGGAATTTTTGCTCCAACTCCAGGTATTTCTTCCTGCTGGTAGGTGTGGAGCTTGGGGTCTCGATGCCCTGGTCACGTAAATATTTCAACACATGTGTATCTAACCCAGCACAATTGGCATCCGGTCTACTGTGCATGATGAAGCACGATGCGGTTTTCATACCTATACCCCATATCCCAGCAAGATCGTTGCGGGTACAGGATTTCAGGTTCATATCACGCCTGATTAACTCTATAAATGTCTTGGCCTTGTTGTTGTAACAACCAATGCCGTGATTCTTCATAGCCTCAGCCAAGTTCTCTTGCCCGCTCAAAGTAGATAGGGTCGCAAAAGGCTTGCGGTACTTCTTGTTCCTACCAGTCTGCTTTTCAGCATAACACAGCAGGTTCTCCAGGCACCTAGCAGCAGTAACGCCGTTCTTGCCTGCGGCACAGACCCAAAATAAAATTGTCTCTTCTAGTTCATCGTGGGTCTGGTAATACCGGGTGATATTAGTCGGATCAACCATTACCTCGATTCCATATCAGTCAGGTTCAGCAGTACATCCTCCTTGAATTTGCGGGCACCCAGGTCCATCTCCTTGCGGATCATGTGTCCTGTACTCTGGGCGTTGTCGTGGTTCTTATCCCACGCCTTCAGGTGATACTTCACCATACTAACGCCGTATTTGATTCTTGCAACCCTTCTTTGTAGTTCCTCTACTTCCGGATCGCACTTTGCACAAGCCTCTGCTAGCTTATCGCTAGACCCTTCGCTCTTGTAGTGCTTGAACTTTTCAGAGTAGCGAACCTCATGATCGATCTCTGCCATCTCAAGGGCACGCTCTAGCGTAGCTTGGAGGCTGCTATAGTGGCTATAGGCCATTCCCTCTCTACGCATATACTCGGTGAGGGTTTGGTCGTTGAAATCCAACGCAGCGTTGTCGATTTCAAATTTGTGTTCGGCATCTATCTCGACCAAGACCTTCTTCTTCAGAAGTTCTAGCATCGAGAGTGTTTCTTGCATCTGTGACATTGTATCTCCTACGTTATTGGCTTCTCGTCTTCGACCTCTCTAGCTAGTTCCTCGCCCACCGATTTCATCTTCTTGCTGAACTTAATGTTGTCCTCTACCTCATCGGTCTTGTGGACCTTCTTGGTTTGTTGGTAGCTGTGCAGACGACTATGATAGCTTTCGCTAGATAGCTCGGAAATCTTTAGGGTGTTTTTGTTGTATTCAACATAGAACGTGAACCGACTCTTGCCGTGGCGGTGCTTGATAGCGAAGATTTTCGCTAGTTCACAATCTTTCTCGTCCTTGGTTTGGTTAATGGACCACAGAGCATCCAGTGGGCGAACCTGACCATAGGAGTCGGCCAAGTTCTCGTCGTCAATCACGCCGCCCAGCTTGATTTGCTCCCTCGAACGCCTATCAGGTTGCATGGCCGTCAAGACACAGACATTCTCCTCAACGGCAAAACCTCTCAGATCACGAACAATCATGTACCGTGACTCATAGGTTTTCATCCCTGGATAATCCTTCATCTCGCCGATGTAGTCAACGATGACTAGATCGGGGCGGAAGCCGTACTGTAGCAACTGTGAGTAGTAGGCTCGGAAGGTCGGCACGTCCATCGTACCAGCGGCAAATTGCTTGATGACCAGCAGGCGTGGGTCGAGGCACTCCTTCGTGTAATCTCTGAGGGCCTCAAACACGAACGTCTGTTTGTCGAGCAGGTTGTCGATGCGGATGCCGTGAATGCCCTTCGGGTCGGCAAGCTGAGCGTCGAACCGCTCGGCGACCTTCGTTTCGTTCATCTCAGTCGAAATGTATAGAACCTTCTTCCCTTGATTCAGATTAGCGATGGCAGCCCCAACAAGAATGAGCGACTTACCTGTACCGGACAGGCCCATGAACGAGCCGATCTCGCCCCGGCCCAAACCACCGCCCAACAGGTTTTTGTCGATGGACTCGAACCCCAAGGTAAACACATCCTTCGTGGCGGCTGCCTCCATCATCTTGGCATACCGCTCCTCGAATGTCTGGAAATACTCACAACCGATCTCGAAGTTGCGGTCGATGGTTAGGGCTTTACGAACTAGATTGCTGACCTTAACCCAGCTTTCGTCAGATTCCGGTGCCTTCTTCAACACGTCGATACTGGCGTTAAAAGCGTTCTTGATTGCCCGAATTTTGGCAAACTTGGTGATCTTATCTCGCAGATAGTCTCGTGAGTCGGTACCAGGAACGTAGTATTCGTAGACCGTATTGAGTTCGCTCAAATAGTGAAGCTGGACCTCCTTCTTCTTGTCACCGATTTGGTCTAGTACCTCTTGCCGAAGGTGAATCTTGGTCGGTGGGTTCTTGTACTGCTTGAAGTGCCGATGTAGGATCGTGCAGATCAACTTGTGAACTTCATCGCTGAAGTATGTAGCCTGAATCAATCCTTGGCTTTGAACCAAGAAGTAGCGATCACAGAGTAACATGCCTAATATCTGCCGTTGAAATTCCTCGTCCCAATGATACGAGTCCTTCTCAGCCGCATCAGGATCGGTGAAGGATTGCAACAGGGTTTCTTCTTCTGGCGTTAAGGGCATTATCACTCCATGTAAATTGTGACTGCAAAGGTGTGGCTGGGGCAAATCCCATTCACATAGCTAGGCCCCTCATCGTTGACAACCCAATTATCAACGGCGGCGATGAACAACGGTATGATTACCTTCAGGTTGGGAAGAAGGAAAGAACTGCTGCGAACATCGCCCCAGCGATGCCAATGTACCTCTTCGGTCTCGCCTTCTCTCGGCTTAGGCTGGTCGAAGTCAACTTCTGCGTCAAAACAGTAGACAATACCCCAGCTTCCTACAATCTTGCCTCTCAAAATAACATTGTCGCTATGGAGACCTGTTTCTTCCAACAGTTCTCTCCTAGCGGCATATTCTGGCGATTCGCCAGGTTGTACCTTCCCACCGGGTAGATTGTAGCGACCGGCCTGCCAAGCTGGACGGTCCTTGTGGACTAGTAGAACGAATTCTGGCCTATATCTTGCGAAAACTACAACGTACTCAGTCATCGGAGAGACCCACTTAATTAGTCGCTGGAGTCTACCCGATTCCCAAGATTCTTGCAAGCCTAGCAAGTCACTAGGTGGTCATATTCCGAGAGAGAAACCATGCCAGTTCGTATACACTTTTCTCTCGTATACTTCTTACCTATACTCTTTTGGCGGTTCCAGGTGATCGCTTTACAATAGGTCTTGAATTCGGGACTGATAGAAAGAGGTTCTCGTTTTGAGGGCCGCTCCTCTTTTGGAACTAGCACCTTGGTGAGCTTTTCTAGCAGTCGCTCTTGATGCGGCCCGAACTTCTGCCGGTTGGCACCGTGTCTAGTTTTGTTGTTCCAAAGAAACAATAGTTCATCAACGATGCTCTTCAAGAAGTGGTCTTCAGCGTACTTGAAACACAGATTTAGACACTTCTCGATGTAGACTTGTCTTTTGAAATACGACCCGGCGTGGATTAGAGAGAAACGTAGCTCTTGAGCTATGTCGCTCTGGTCATCGGTGTGATTGTTGCAGGAGTTCTTCTTAATTAGCTGCCATGCAGCGTACTCACATAGATCACCAAAAGCCTTATCTAGATCAGCATACTCCTCTTGGGTGATAGGAAAAGACTTAACGATACTATCCATACATTCTCTTTCATTCAAATGGATTTCATACTGCCCATCCTGTCTCCTGTACTACAGGCTACCTTGAGTCTCAGACCTGGGTACAGGTCTTCTTCGGATTCCAACACTTGCTTCGCTAACTCAGCGGTTTTCATCCAACTAGACTTGTCAGTGAACAACATGTAGCCGTCGTGAACGTGATAGGCCAATTTGCCCTCATCCCTGGCTAACGCCTCGTGGAGTCGCACCAACTTGTGCAGGCAGATAAGGGCTGCGGGAGACTGCACCTGGAAGTTCCGAATCCGGTACAGTTGATCTTCAAACCTACGCCGTTTCCCGAAGTAGTCGTAGGAGTAGTTGTTCTCATCTAACGAATTCTGACGTCTCTTGATCCAGTCCATTGCAACGGAGAAAATTTGGTAGGTGCGATCTACCAACTTACTCGCCGTAGCCTCGGATACCTTGAGTTTCTCGGCCAACGAAGACACGCCCAGCCCGAAAACTACAGGCAGAAACACATCTTTGCATTTCTGTCTCTGGGCTGCGTCAGCGTCTAGCGTTGTGATCTTCTTCCAAATTGATGCGTATAGGTCTTTGCCGGAAGCAAGAATTCCTCCAAGGACCGGATCGTTGGTAAGCCAATGTAGCACACTGGCTTCCATGTGCTTAAAATCCAGGTATAGGAACCTGTTGTCGTATCTAGTCGAGACCAAATTGTTTTTGTCGTCCTCAGTTATAGAATGTGGGTTAAAGCAGTGAGCCAGAGCCTTGTGGCATTTCATCCTACCGTTGATCTGACCAACTACTTCGTAGTACGAGGAGATTAGTATTCGGTCCCGCTGATGGGTCATGTATCTGGCTTCCATCGCAGGGACGACTTCGACAATCAGTGGCAAGTACACCTTCTTGTAGATTTCTTTCAGTTCTTTCCAGGTCGGTTGAGTCGCCACGAACGCCAATCTGGTCTTGGCGTCGTGGAAAGTCTTCGGGCATTCATTGGAGATGCCCATGAAGCTCTCTAACACCTTCAGATCAAGAAGAGTGCCTTCAAGAGCAAACTTCTTACCTGTTCGGCAAAATACGTAGCTGAGGAAGTTCTTGATTTCCCAACCGATCACTAGACGTGTTGGCAGGGAGAAGGCTTCCAGCAAAAGACCCAGAAACTCATTCAGCTTCTTCTGCTCTGCTGGAAATGGAACCTCGACCCTGATGCCCTGAGCTAATAAAACTAGCTTCGCCGGACGTGCTGGGTTCGTGTGGTCGAGAACCTCCGGTTCGGGATAGAGAAAAAGGTCTTTCCCCTCCAGTTTTTGAATGGCATCCGCCAGAGCAGGATTGAGCATCTCCTCACCATATCACATTGCGGGCAGATTTTCTAGATACGCTTGGCGTAAATGGGGCACGACTGTACCAAGTCTTTGATACCGTTCCTCAAAACTTGGAAAATCTTACCTTAGACAAAAAATCCATGTTTCTTAGTTTGTATGCAGCACCGTAAGGTCCGCAGAGAAACCAGAACTTGATGTTCTTGCCGCCGACTACATCGGCATTCTCGACGATAGGCAACACGGTTGTCTTCGCAGGTCTAGTTCAGCCGGTTCAACCAGTAACGATATATCCACGCACCGAGAGAACGACACATATTTTTACTCAAGCGTCGTTTGAGTTTGGTCCGGTGGTTCATTTTCTTCAAATCTTCCACCACGACCAGTTTCACGTCACCGCCGACTACCTCTTTGACGACTTCATCTACTCGCTGTCTCAAAGCACGGCGTACTCGTTGCTGCCTCTTACTGCCGTGCTGCTTCCTCTTGATCTTCTCAATCAGTCCCTTCACGTCCCGGCCATACTGACGCCCATCGTCCAGAGACGCCAGTGCGTTGATGCCGGTATCCACGTCGATCACCACGCCGATCACCACGCCATCGTCCTTCTTCGCACCTGTCTCTATCTCAAACGAGAATTGAACGCAGTCCTTCTTGATGATGTATGACTCTAGCCCCTTACCACGCCCTTTGAGCCAGTGGAAATGCTTGTGCAACTTCACCGGCAAATCCAAGATGATGCCGTCACCAACGCTGGCGATATGCAACCAGCAGTCGTATTCACTAGCGTTCTTGGTGGTCTAGAGGCTCGCAATCGTACTGGACACACTCATGGAGCGTCCATAGTGACGTGGTTTGAACTGGCATGCCTTCTCGTTCTCCTTGTTCTTCACGCTCAGAATCATGTCTATGGCTTCTCTGGCAGCAACCTTCCTAAACCGTGCCGAGAGCCATGTGCCAAGACAACCCAAAACTCCGCATCTCAAATGCGGAACAAGTCTTGACTCAAATGTTGTCGCCCAAGTCAGGAAGCGAAGCTGGACGTTCCCATATCTTCCAATCAATCTCGCCTTCGTACCCGGCTTCCCCTGCTCCAACCTCGCCTATCTTCCCGATCAGCTTTCGCATGTACCTGTGTTCGCCTTCATCATCATTAGCCTTGTCTTGATCTGCCCTCGCCAGATAAACCTTCCAGGCGTGGTCCTTACACTTATGCAACAGAGCCGGGCTAATCTTCCCGGTGAATAGTTGTGTCCACATCTCCACTCTCCTCGATCAGACCGAGCCATCAACCAGTCAGGAAAGTGTGAATCTGAAATATCCGTTCTCATGTCGATTGCTCTGGATTGAGTCGCTACGAACAGTGTAGCCATCTGGACGTGCTTCGACAACCACGCCGGTAATTTCGGTGCCACAACTTGTCTTGAACTGGCCTCGGTCTCCAACCTTCAAATGTCTCAAAGTTGTCATGGCGGAAGTATACCAAAACCAACGAGATGAATCTAGTCTGAAGTGAAAAGCAGAAATGAGTACATAATCTGGGCCTAAAGCGGTTCTTAGTGTTGTGTTGCATTTAAGAGAAGATATATGGGGTGTCAAAATCATTGACACAAGTACACCTTCTCCGTTATGCCATCAAAGAACCGACTTGGCATCGGAGTTAGTTCTGTCAGTGCAAGCTAAGTCCCGCTTGCGGGAGTTCCGCCTAACCTACCGACCTTGTTTGGGTGCCGAAGCACACCGCACGGCCTTGACGTTAGTAGGCTTACCTTGGAACTATGCGATCATCGACTCGTCAGATTACACGAGTTATTTGCAGGCCGTTACTCGCCAGGGTCTCTGGCACCGCCTTGCAGGTTTTTAACTCAACATTCACTTGGACAGTTCAAGCTCTTGTGGAGTCGTAGAATCACCACCCTAGTCGGCTATCACCGCTATTGGCCCCAGTTATCTACACCCCTTATCATAGCAAAGTGGTACAGGAAGTCAAGATCATTTCTCGTCTAGTGAACGACGCAACTCATCTATCAACTCTTATACCAATCTTGCCGTAGTGCTTGTATAGTATTCTTGTAACCTGTTTAGGATCGTTTTTGTTGACTTGAATCTTAGGCACCGCTAGTCCTGCATCAATACAGGCCGCATTGATTGTTTTCTCTTTTCGGATTACCTTCGCCGTACATGTAAAACTCCAGGTACAGCTTTTTTTCGACAACTTTCTTCAGTATAGAAGGAGCTTCTTTGAGACTCTCCCCACCCCAACGACAGAAGTTGACTAGGTTTCTGATAATGAAACCGGCTTGTACTAGTTCGTTTTTCTCCACGGCTAGCTCCTTAAAATTGCTCTTGCAATGTTTTTGAAAACCGAATAACATTAGCTCGACTAACGATTGCAGTCCGCCATCTGAATTCTGGGAACATCAATCTACAACTATACTTATGTCCCAGGACGCCATTAAAGGCGGCATACCGAGACGAACTCAGTAAGTTGTTCGGTAAGGAGATCATTACGGATTTTGACCCGAACGTAGGTCTGCCGACGATGACCGTATACCTACCCTGAAGAGAATGTGGTTCGGAGACGACATCCGGGTGAACGATAACGACTACATTGATAATCTTGATGGCTACAAGGCGGCTAAGGCAGAGGCCAGCAAAATCAATAAAAAGGCATATCAGGATACCTGGATACAGCTTCGCCTCGAAGCCAAACTCCCTGGCAACAAACCAGTAAAAGGTTTGAAGAACATGGTTAAGGTCATGAAAATAGTCCACGATTTTCTGGGAGACTAAATGTGGTAGACCCCCTCGAAGTCGTACTGCAATACAAAATGAACGATCTTGAAGCCAAGGCTTACAAGATTTCGCTCATGTGGATAGATTTGTCAAGAAAACTGTTCCCCAACTATCAGCACGCCAAATTACGCAAGACGGGCGATCCACGGAAGTCACTTCTGTTCAAGCATTGCTACAAGCTGGCTCGTGAGACACTAGGCCTGATCGAGGACTCAGACTACCAACTTTACATCACGGCTCAGCTTCAGATCATGAAGCATATCACAGATGGGACAATTCACGCTATGATCGACCCAGGCATTCTACACGGCGAGAAAGCTTGGAAGCGATGGCGTCTTTGGAAGAAGCAATATGACCGAGCTATGGAGAGGCCAGCTACCTCCGAAGAGAAAGGTGCGAATAAGGCCAATGTTATCTTGGTGAAGTTCGACTTGCAAGACACTAGAAAATTTCTCGTGTCCAAACTCGGCGAGAATTACAACAAGCAAGATATCATCATCCTGCTTCAAGATCGCACGCTAATCGGCTGGACGACTTTGGGAAAGGTGAGTCCATACTATCTAGTGCTGTCTCCCTTCCTGAGAGACGTGTTAAAGATAGAAGATTTCTCTATGGACCTGAATGTGTACAGAGAACAGTCCTCGAACGAGGTAGAGTCTGTGTTTAAGGATTTGTTTCCGAACGAGATAGCCACTCCTTGAAACTAAGGTTGGCTATAGTGTTGAGGCTCCGATCAGGGTTGTCTAAGAGCCTGTCAATCTCTTCTTTTCCTTTGCCGCTGGACAGAGTACGCCATGCGACCTTGCGGGCGTTCCTAGTGGTTCGCTTGAAGGTGCCTTGTAGATATTTGGCTATATCAAGTGCTACGTCCCTGGCATTACTCATCAATTCACTCCTAGAATAGCGGCTATATCATCAAGTGAAATAGGCGTGTTCGGATCGATACCGGGAACTTTGGCGGCAACCATTTGTTGTTGGAATCCCTTCAAAGCTGCCGGATTCTGCTTGAAGTAATCTCCAGCCGTCGTACCAGGAGGAACAGCTATCTTTGCCTTTTGCATAGCGATACTGGCAGCCTTTTTCACATTTGGTGTGACTTGAATTCCAGGCTGGCCTCTTCCTTCTTTTAGCTTGAGCCATTCTTTGAAATTCATATACATCTCCTAATAGAACAACAGAGTATTTATGACGATATCTACTATTTCCTCTATGGGCTGCGATGGTGCGTACCATTCATCCCACTCAGACGGAACGATCTCCCATTTGTGGCCCTTGGTGGGCGATTTGACATCATAACCCCAACACCTAATTAAGCCCTTTTCTTTGTCCATGAGTATGTCTATGTTGAATTGCTCCACCCTGGTAGCACTAGGGGATTCCACTCCATGACCTTTCATGTCGAAGTATATTTTGTAGTAGTTCTCATTGATCTGTTTGATTTTCGGTGAAAACATGCAGTAAGACGGAAAGTGTAGTCGAGATTGAGAGAATAGGTGCCGCACCAGGGTATGAAAGTCTTCGTAATCTGATTTAGGCGAATCAATCATTTGCTTTCCTATGTCCTTGACAGCCTCGTATACTTCCACTGCTCTAGGCCCCTCATCTGTGTTGTAGTTTCTCTCATTCAGCGAAATGATTTTTTTGCAAATCCAACGCATTTCACCCTGTAGGTCCGTAATCTTCCTGCGTATCGTTATTTTGAACGATCCCAGCGGAGATATGTCTAATAAGAGGGCACCTATGTCCTGCCCCCACTCTAGTGTGTCGGCCCATCTCTTTTTGGCTTTGTGAGAGTTGATAGACGGCATCCGAAGCATTTCATCAAACATCTCTTGGACATCGAAAGGATTAAGGGGAGTTTGATCGTCATCGGTGTATTTTTTGCAATCGTCCTTTTGCTTGCTGAAGCCGAAGTCCGCCCACTCCTTTACACACGGATGGTCACGCCGCTTTATCCATTGTTGAAAGTTCTTGTACATATTGCTGTTGATATTTAGTTACGCCATACTTAAAATAGACCTAATTTACACTTTAGGAGGCCGGGCCGTGGATATATTGTCTTCCTCTCAGTTTAATCTCCATTTTCTAGATCAGCTTTTCAAGCTCACGAAAAGCATAAGGTCTAACTTTTCCAAGGACGAACCGTGGTTCATGCGTGAATGCCATTACTTCACGGCCTTGAAGGGATGTACTATAGCCACGGTTTTCGATGAGCCTAGCACCAGAACCAAGTCTTCTTTTGAAGCAGCCGTCATGCGATTGGGCGGCTCGTTTTTTAGTGTCGATACCATGACTTCATCCATGAGGAAGGGGGAGTCATTCGAGGACACCATCAAGACGATCTCGCAATATGCCGATGTCATTGTGATCCGGCACCCGAATATAGGGGCGGCACAGACGGCGGCTAGGGTCTCTGACGTTCCGGTTATCAATGCCGGGGATGGTGCCGGTGAGCATCCTACCCAGGCGTTGATTGATTTGTTTACGATTATTGACGAAATTCCCAACTTCGAGCGGTTACTATTCCTGGGCGACATCCAATATGCCAGAACCATCAATTCGCTAGCATTGCTGGTACGTCGGGTCTTCGAGGACTGTCAGATTCATGAAATAGACATAAGAAACGGACCTTCCGAGACTTTGGAAAAGTTGCCGAACCTTCTAAGGGCGGCTGATGTCGTGTATATGACCCGTCTCCAAAGCGAGAGATGTGGAACGGACGGCGGCGAAGAATGCAGGAACCTCAATCCGCTGCCGCACATGAAGGAAAAATCAATCCTGTTGCACCCCCTACCCAGAACCAGGGAACTTAGTATCGAGTGCGATGCTGACCCTCGTGCCGCTTACTGGAGGCAGGTAAAAAATGGCCTCTATCTTCGTATGGCACTTCTGAAAATAATTCTGCGTCCGTAAATACGGTATGTTGACGTTCAAGATATGGCTAGAGAACGAGGAAGTCAAAAAACTTCAAGATACCGTCCGGCAGATCATTATCAACTTCATGGCTGAAGACGATCCCGTAGCCAGGGACACCGATGAAGATACGCTTATGATGCGTAATACGAAAATGATCTACCCCAAGGTCAACGACGTTCTAGAACGTGGGGAGGTCCAACAGTACCTACGTCCTGAGCAAGTATTTGCTATTCGCAAACTTGCAAAAGATGGTCCAGGGATTCCGGTTTCTAGGTTTATTGATGAAATCGTAAAAGCCGCAGAAATGAATATGCGATCTGGCGGGACAGGGGGGCCAGAATGACACGTCTATAATCACCTTCTAATTTCTATTGAATCTTGGTAGGCTTTTACCAAGAGGATATAGAAATGGAACTCATCATCGTTAGGCACGGCCAGAGTAAGTATAATGCCCGCCTCAGCGACGAGCTAGGTTCTGAGTTGACTAAAAAAGGTCACTCACAAGCCGAGTCTTTAGCGTCATTCCTAGCTTCGTTTGATGGCTACCTCGGCATTTGCTCGCCGTATCTCCGAACTGTACAAACAGCTAGCAAACTAGCTACCTTGGCAAAGCTACCCTTTGTGGTACACGCAGGCCCAAGGGAGTATTATGTCACTAGCTATAGTCACCGTGACTTGGATAGCAATGGTGGAGTATTTGTGCCGAAAAGGGATATTCCAGGCATAGTATACCCACCAGACCAATGGCACAAAGAAGGTAGATTCTTCCAAAGAGAATCTACAGAAGTGTTCGTTGATCGTATCAAACTGTTTTGGTACGATCTAGTAGGTCGTGAACAAGACAAATTCATCGTGGTCAGCCACGGTGCCCCTTGTAGGGTACTGGCTGAATTTGCTCTAGGCAAGAGCTACCAAGACTGTGTACGGCTGTGCCACGAGCAAGAGGATGCTCTGGAATGTCTAGAACATCATCCAGATTCCATTAGAAACTGTGATGCTATCTACATCAAAGACGGCAAAGTAGAATGGCGAAGGAATGGCGAAGGAATGGCTCCGATGGCAGATTTACCGACATTCAAGGATTACGTAAAGAATAGAGGTCCGGTCGATACCAGCAATAGGTATTGTATCGTAATGCGTGGATTCCCCGGCTCTGGCAAATCTACTAGAGGCAAGGAACTCCTGAAAGAGTTCGGTGGTGGAGACCCTAATGACCACATTTTCTCTACGGACAACCAATGGATACCTGAGACGCTTGAAAAACGTCGGCGTGGAGAGACCGTATCCGAAGAAGATGAGGTCAAAGAGTACAAGAGGAACTGGAATGCTGATAAGCTGATGGCGGCTCACGCTGAGAACCTTCGGTTATTCAAATATGCCATCGATAACGGCGTCACTCCAGTTGTTGTAGACAACACCAACGTCAAAGTTATGGATATGAGGGCGTATGTAGAATACGCCGACGACAACGGCTACGTGGTTATGATCCGTGAGCCTAACTCACCTTGGTGGAAGAAATATGCCCACTGTCTAAATGACAAGAAGGCAAAAAAGAAGGAGCTTGAGAAATTCATTGAGGAGATGCAGGAACACGGCAAACACGATGTCCCTACACACATATATTGGAAGATGATTGATAATTACCAACTCGTCGTGAGCGTCGAAATGGTGCTAGGGCACCCGCCAAAGACTAAGAAAAAGTAGATCACTTGTTGAACCGTCCGGGTTTGTTGTTGTTGAACCTGTCGGTAGCGATGTTGTTCACCTTTACGACTACTCTGGCTATATTGGTAGTCGATGGGGTGAAGTCGTCTTCGTCGCCAAAGAGATCGGCGACTTTGACATCAGGTTCCAAAGTCACATAAGTTCCATCTCTAGACCCGCCTTGGAGCTTGTATAACATTTTTACATAGGTCTGGTTAGCACCCACTGTGACCACAGCCCCGTCCTTCGGGCTGAGTGGCGTGGCTGGTGTATCAGAGGTAATGAAATCCCTTTGCATAGCTCCAGACCAGAACGCCCCACCCATATTCCTGGTATAATTCCTGGCTGCCGAGAACGTGTTTTTGCCAGCGGTGAGGACGTAGTTGAGGAATTCAACGAACTTGTTTGGATTACCAGCCATTAGTTGTTTGGCTAGTCCGTGGTAGGTGTCGATCATGAACTGTTTGGCTTCGCTGGTGTCGATAGCCATAGCCTTCTTCAGTTCGTCCTCGAATGTAGATGGTTCGCTTCCGCCAAGAATAGAGTACATTGTCTGAGCAGACAGGCTGCGGTATGCTACCTTTGCCTCACTGGTGAACTTGGTAGCAAATCCCATCTTGTCTAAATCGCACCCGATCTTGATGTCGGCTATGTCGGTCACACCCCAACCAGAAGAACCCCCAGAGAACTCTACCTGAGTTATCTGACCCTGGCACTTTTTTTGAAGAGTCTGATTCTGCATCGCTCGGTAGTATATCTGGTTGGCTAGATCGATGCCGTGACTACGGACCAGAACGACGATCCTTCTATACACAGCACCGTTGGTTATGCGAGCTTTGATGGCTTCCAAATGGTGATTGCGAATCTCCTTGGCTTCTGGGAGGCCGTGACCGTTTACTGGTTTCAGCTTTTTGCCCGTAATAAGGGCTATGAATACTTCGGTCTCAAAGAGGAGGCCCATATCCTTCGATATTAGATGAATCTTGCTGTCTAATGCTTTCTGGAATTTGGTCACATCTTTGTTAGCTCGGAACGGCTTGATGAACCCCGCCTCTACTCCGGCATCGTAGGTGAGCCTCCCTTTGCCGCCTTCTTTTTCCTTGATGCCTTCCGATACAATAGGGCCATCATATTGAGTGTGGGCAGCTAAAGCTAGTGGCCTGACATTGATCTGTGGGTACGGACTAGTGGCTGGGACAGAGTACATTTTGGAATAGTTCGGAAACCTGAACGTGAGATGTCCGCCTTCCATTGTCATAGAGGACAGGGTTGATTTCTTGACCCTATCTAGGAAGAACTCAACCTCGGAATCTAGGTTTCCGTATTCCTCGTACTCAAGCCAGAGTTTGAAATCCATACGTTATCTATGTAGCGTATGGCTAGAAGTCTATGGTCTTTTTGACCTCCAAATCATGCCCTTCCTTGGAGAGAATCTTAATTCTCTTCTTGGAGTGATCTAGTAGGTAATTATTGATGTTGAACACGAAGTCATAGTAGTTGAGGATTTCCTTATCCTCAGCGGTACGGAGGCCACGGCCCATTCTCTGGACGATTTGGTGGTCTGCCTGTCCGCCAGCAGCGTTAATGAGGTTGTGAACAAATACGTTGATGCCAGTATTGAAAATGCCCTGGGTAGCTATGGCAATACATTGTTCGTTGTGTTGTAGCTGCTTGATTACCTGCTTTCTGGTGTCATCGTCGTCCTTACCTTGCACCCAAAGAGACCCAGGGATTAGCTTATTGAGCGTATCACCGTGGGATATACGCTCGACCAGAACTAGAGTCCGTCCCTTCAGCGTAATGGCTAGTCTCTTCACAATGTTGTGGAACTGCCAGTTTTCAGCAATGCCGTTGGTGACGGCATCCATGTAGATGTCGTAGGGTATCTGCGGCTCGGTGATCGGGTAGAAAACACATCGAGACTTAGACAGGGTGCCACGTTCTTGTAGGAAATCAGTGGTGAGGACTCCGCCCTCGACCACATGAGTACGCATTACCGGGCCGAAGAATCCCTTGACGGCATACTTCTGGCTTTTGTCATTGCCGCCGAACTTAAATGGTGTGGCACTGATAGCGACCCGAACGGAGGCTGCCTTCATCTTGTTGTAAAACTTCCGTGGTTCTTTCGACATCATCTCGTGAATCTCATCTACGATCAGACATCGAATCTTGCCCAGCACCTTATCCATTTTGTGAAGCGATTGGACTGTGGCACAGGTAATGATGTTCGGTTCTTCGTATTTGTCGTATAGTCTGCCTGCGTTGGAGAAGCCCCACTTTATCATCTCATCGTAGTTTTGAGAGACTAAGCTTTTCTTGTTAGCTAGAATGACGGTTGGGCAATTAACCGGCAGGCATTTCAATATCGATATCATAATGTTTGTTTTGCCTGCTGAGGTAGGGGCTTGGATAACACCCCTTCTGTGCTTTAGGATTTGGTTGCACAGGTCAACTTGGTAGTCGTATAGCGTAACTGGCTTGGTGCCCGACTTCTGCCATTGTTGCAGGAAGTTATCGGTAATGGAGTTGTAGCGGAAATCGTACTGGCTTCGCTCATCCAGAATGCGATAGTCGCACTTCAGATGATTCAAGGCATACTCTACCTCCGGTAGCAGACCAGTCAAAAATCTGCCGCTCTCTGGCTTGAAGAATTCGGTATAGCCGTCCCACTTCTTTTGTTTGTATAGACGGCTGTGGAAGTAGTTTCTTTCTTTGAAGCGAAGGGCACGCCATAGTGTCGATCTAATTTCTTCGCTGTTGGTTTCTAGCCAAGAATAGCAGTTCTGTACTGAAATAACCGCCTTGCTCATGCCAAGATTATACCACCCTTTCCTGAAAATGTAACCCCTGTTTTCCAAAGACTACAGTGATATATACCTTCGGAAAGGCTTAAAAGGAGTAGAGATGGCAAATCAAACCGACATTCTGAAAGAACTAGCTAGACGTTCCGCAGTGCGGCCATGTCCTGAGATAGTTTGGCAGAAATTCATTTGCCGTCTGCCAGACTATAGGATCAAGGACGAGAGACATGAGGGCGAGGAATACGCCGTACTTTCCGGCTCTACTACGCTGGGAAGCGGGTCTGGCGTCGGTGTTATCTACAAGACAAAAAAGCAACCCATATCCTTGGGTAGTGTCAAGGGTTATTTTGTAGTCGGTCAGACCTATATGCAGGCTTTTGTTGAAGAGCTAGACGAGCCTGATCTAACTGGTTTCAGGACATTGAAATTGATGAAGCCAGATATGAGTGAGGAAATTGATTCGCCAGTTATTTCAGCCAAGATCAACTACAGGACCGGCGAGATAGTCACCCAATGGGATCGTAGTTCGTTGATCGGCGACCGATTCATGGCTATAGACTACGAGTACGAGGAATCTGGCTGTATTTCTCCAGATGCCAAGGAAATCTACTTCACTGGCAAGAATCCGTATGACCTGGACAACCCTCTAGAGTGGGGATTTGTGGTCGTTGCTGAGCCAAAGGCAGCCAACTCGGTAGTCAACATCAAGAAGATTCATGTATTCCAGAACGGGGTTTGCAAGTTCAACTACAAGATAGATGACACTGACAACTCTGAATTCGCACAGGTTATCAACAACCTCTTTGAAGAGATCAAGGAGGTAGAGCAAGAAGAGCTTATGAAGTGGTTCCTACAACCCCCGGAAGAGGGAGGTATTCAGGGTGCCATCATATCCACCAGTGGGTCTGTGATAGCCCCAGGAACCATTAAAGACGATGAGTTCAACGAGAATTGCACGCTCGAAGATTACTATACATTTACGAGCTAGGAGATATATAGGTTATGAAGACGTTCAAATACTTTTGCAATCAGCGGGAATCATACTACAAGAAGTTGAACGAAGTTGGCCCGGCTGCCCCAGCGACACCACCGGCTGGCACTCCACCTGCTGGAACGCCGCCTGCTGCCCCACCCCAAAGCAAGACACTGCCTCTAGTACAAAAGGGCATGACTGATATGCAGGCTGCAATGCAAAAAAACCCAGCCGATCCCAATCTAGCAAAGATGGCACAGGATTTGACGAAAAACCTGACGGCGTGGCAACAAGAACTAGCACAGGCAGCCAAAGCTCCTGCACCAGGAACACCGCCAGCCGCAGGAGGCACCCCACCAGCAACTCCGGGGGCACCGCCTGCTAAGGCTCCTGGGACATAATATCCTGAATGACCTCGGTACGATGTTTGGTAAGAGCTTTGATTTGTTCGACAGTGCCGAAGTAGGATATCTCCCAATAAACCGAGTCCAAGATTTCTATCAATGTGAAGGGGTGATGGCATTCTATCACCCCTTCTTTCGTTTCTATCTGGATCGAATCATCTACTCTCAGTGGTAGTTGTGCTAGTTCTGACATGTCGCAAAACTCAACCCCATAGCAGGAGTTCTTGATTCCCTCGGTGATCGGCGGGCCAACGCCGTGGAATCCGGTGCAAAGCTCAGCATGATTGCTCCAGTTGCCGATTACTTTGTAGCATTCCAAGTAATCCAAATCCGTCTTTGTTGGCTTATTTCTAGATGCAGCGTGGAATTCGTCTATATCGTTGCACCATGAGTACATGGAGATGAAATCCTTCAATCCCTTGTTATTCTCAACCCACGAGAACAGGTCTCCCAGGGTTAGCTTTTTTATTTTGCAATCAGACAGCAGATATGGCAGAGGATCATCGACTGGTTCTCCATCCTCGTCCAACAGGCCGGACTTAGTAAGAGTCACAGGCCCATAGAAAACGTAGTTATGGAAAAGGCCGCAGAGAAGGTCTAGTAGACTGAACGGGTATTTTCCTTCAAGAATCTGTTTGGTTGTTATATCAGGTTTCTTCTTGAGTACGACTTTCTTCTTCACGATGAAGGAGTCGTTGACTTCTAAAGGCATTTCTGACAGAGCCAACGCTGGTTCTGTCTCCAGTTCATTAACCACTAGAAGCCTATCGCTTCTATCGATGATCCCCTGCCTGCTGACTATAAGACGATCCGAGTCCGGTTCCTCGATGGGCGTAACATTGCGGTAATTGGGCCACCACATGCTCGCCAGCAACCTTAGCTCAGGCCGGGACTGGACCATATTGTACACGTCACCTAGCTTGATGCCCTCCTTTAGCTCCACCGGTTCCCGTAATTGGGTCCAGGCGGATTTGATCTCTTTCCAGAAATACTCTTCGGCTTCATCTTCAGAGTTCGCCATGAATACGGTTTTGCCTTCCCTAGTAGCCATTGAAGTCACCCCTGAAAATAACAACCGGCTTTCATTCTAGATAATTAGCTGCTGGAGAACAAGCTGAAATTTGGGATTTAGTAACTACTATAGATCATGGACAAGCAAGTAAAACTTAAAGTTAAGGTTGTCGAGGAACGTGGCAATTACGTGGTGTTGGAAAGTCGCTTAATTGAAGGCACCGTATTTCAATTCACCGTCCCAGCACGCCTGCTTGATCGAGAGAGCGAAACGCCCTGGCTCTGGGTGACTTCGCATGGGGTGTCTGCTGACAAGGTATCCTTGACACTGCCAGCCCAAGTGAATACGATAGGCAATCGGGTGACTGTTGACAAATCACAGTTACTCGACCAACCAAACAAAGTTGCGGACGTGGGACTACTCACCGCACCCAAAGAAATGATCGACCATGAAAAGAAGACGTTCACGGAACCAATCTGGGGAGACGAACAAGGTGTCGTAATCGGCTACATGGATAAGGTGGATTTCGATTACGAACTCGGTGGTGCCAAGGGCGGCAACAGGATTTTCCCATCTGTCAAAGACCTCGAAGAAAACAAGAAATGCGTCAAAAGCTGCGGCATCGTGGAAGTCGAAGTGCGGCTAAGGCGTGTCATTCGGGAATCGAACTTTGACGAAGAGATCGAGGAGGCCCGCAAGAAGGCGAAGCAAAAGAAGGATCAGGATGCTAGTCGGTGAGAGTGAATCTGGGAAATCATTGATAGGAATTCTTCTTCAAGAAGTCCGCTCTTCGCCGTATTGATATCTATGCGAACCCATTGCAGGTTATCGGCGGCGTGTGTACCTCCTCTGCTAAGTGGCACTCTATGATCTATGGAAGTATCGACACCTAACTTGATAGGTTGACCGGAATACACGCAGGTCTGATTTTGTTTTTCAAACAGAATTAGACCTATCTCTTTCCACCGATAACGTGTTTCCAAGCAAACGTAGGATATCGCCTTTAGTACGCACCGATAGCATCTGCCGATTTTATCCTGTCGTTCGCCGCTGCACATGTGGCAAAGACCATTTTCGATTCGTCCTTTTTCTAGCCTCTTGCTGGTTGGTTTTATTTTTCTCTCGGCACGTTTCACATAAGGTGTTCCCTGAAGAAACATTAAAGACAGAACCGCAATTTACACATTTGTGTTCGGTTGCCAAACGCTCTAGAAGTTGCTGTTTGCAGTGGGTTACTCTAGTTAGGCCAGCCTCACGGCAGACAGCACAGAGCTTAAAAGGATAGCCGTTGGGCTTCCTATCACAATGAGGCGTCCCGTATACCGTGCAATTAACCGGTTTCTTGTTCCTGATCTTCCTTGTTTTTTCGGCGTGCTTTCCACGGCACCTCTCACAGGTTATGAAGCGTGAATCCTCAACTTCTACTTGTCGGCAGGTAGAGTAAATCATGTTAGCATTTTACCAGGGCAGCCAAGTAAATGCTATTGACGAATTTTGCGTGACATCGTACTATATAGGAGTAGCAGTCCAACATCACCAACATGCTCGACTAAACACAGTAGAACAACCCCAATGCTGTATAAACACAATGCGGGGATAAGGCCAGGAGAGCTAAGGCGGTGGTGCAACGATCTCCGGATCGAAAAGGGCTAAAGAAAACTGGCCTTAATGCCCTTGTGGTGGAATCAGGCAGACACGCATGGCTTAGGACCATGTACCGTAAGGCGTGCAGGTTCGAGTCCTGCCAAGGGCACTTTAGAAACCCACGGTATCTTTACCGTGGGTTTCTTTTTGGTGTTGCTCTTTACATTTAATTCAAATTTCGATACCATTGTGCAACTTCAGTTTTCTATGGAGGAACCGAACTGATGGCTCTCGAACAACGAGTTAAGGAAGTCATTGGGGAATGCTTTCAAGTTGATTGGAGGAACATCAAGAACACGGATAGGTTCAAGGAAGACCTGGGGGCAGACTCACTCGATCTCACCGACCTGTCTTTCCGGCTCGAAAGGAAATTCGAGCATGTCAAGAAACTCAACATAACTAAGGCGGAAGAGGAATGCTTTGTAAGCGTACAAGATATCCTCAACTATCTGCTCAATGAAGAATTAGAACCATGACCATCGAACCTCTCATTGTACTCTTCACCCTGGGCAGTCCTCTCTTCTGGCTACTCTTTCTAGTGGTGAGCAGTTGTATCATCTGGGCCATTGAAGAAAACAGATGGTATTGGGCCGGATTCTCGGTCCTCGCTTTCCTGGCAGCCTGCGTGTTTCTTGGTGACACTGGCCTCGTCAAAACGCTCATTGAGCGGCCCTACATGATCGTACCCTACGCAGGTGGATTCATCGGCCTGGGCATCACATGGGGCTTTATCAAATGGTTTGTCTTCCTGCACAAGCGGCGTCGGAAGTACGAAGATGCCAAGTTAGCTTGGCTTCGGGAGGAGGGCTTGCTAGATGCTAAGGAAATCCCCGAAGAATTGAAGAAGAAGTGGACACTCTACCTGCTCAACAGCGATGAATGGTCCCGTCCAAAAAAGCCGTTTGTCCCGGTTCACAGGTGGGATGCCAAACTCTCCAAGGACATCAATGACAGGGTTCTTACCGTGCGGCCCAGAGCATGGGAGAACAAGACCAAGATTATCACCTGGATGGCGTTCTGGCCCTGGTCGCTGTTCTGGTATTTGCTCGGCGATCTACTTTACGATCTGTGGAACCGCATCTACGCTTGGCTCGGCGATCTTTTCGAGCAGATGTCGAAGCATGTGTTCAGGAATGTTGCCGCCGACGTGGTAGAGATCAAGAAGCCGAAGCCGGAATCAGAAGAAAGAAACTGACAAGTACGCACCTAGTCCGCATCATTGACGAAATGATGCGGACTTCTATAATGGACTTTGGTTCGGAGCCTACGCTGCTGCGGGATCGCCAACCGTGGTAGAGGAAAGTCGGGACATCACTGCTTAACGTGGGAGACCGAGTAGCTGGTACGCCAGCGAGGGTCGTCTGCACCACGGAGGATGCAAGCCAAATAGACTGGAGCCGGTGAGCAGGGCTGTGAAGGTCTGGTAGGTGCAGGCGTGTCGTAATAGACTGCCCACAGGTGACAAGTGCCTGTGAGATAAATGTAGGCATAAACCAGAATCCCGCTTACTCGAACCAAACGCCGGGCCTGAAAAGGCCCGGCGTTTTGTTTTTCCAGCCATACATATGGCATGGACAAGCCTATTAAGCTCATCATCTTTGATCTAGACGGCGTGCTGGTCGATGCCAAAGAGATACACTACCAAGCTCTGAACAAGGCGTTAGAGAAACATGGTTCTCGCTTTGTTATACAGCGTAACGAGCATTTCTTCATCTACGACGGCCTCCCGACACGCAAGAAACTGCAACTCCTCACGAGTAATAAGGGTCTTCCAGCCGAAACTTACGACCAAATCTGGCATGACAAGCAAGACCACACCATCGAGGTCATCAACTCGTCACTGAAGATCGATCATCGCCTCTGCGATGTATTGAAAGCTCTGAGGAAGAAGTACCGAATTTACGTAGCTAGCAATTCGATTAGAGAGACGATGAAGCTGATGCTGATCCGTACCGGGTTGATTGAGTACGTAGACTATTTCATCTCCAACGAAGATGTCGTTCACCCTAAACCTCATTCTGAGATTTATCTTCGTTGCATGGTACATGCTGGCGTGAACCCAAAAGAGTGCCTCGTGGTAGAGGACTCTTCCCAGGGCCGCAAGGCTGCACTGGAGGCGGGGGCACACTTGTTCGGCATAGAGCGGATGGATGAGGTTACTTACGAGAACATTATGCAACAGATAATCAGCGTAGATTCCAATAGACAGAAGTGGAGAAGCGATAAGCTCAATGTGCTAATTCCTATGGCCGGGGCCGGAAAGAGATTTCAAGCGGCTGGTTATACGTTCCCCAAGCCTCTAATCGACGTGCTTGGCAAACCGATGATTCAACTGGTGGTTGAGAATCTGGGGCTGGAGGGCAAATTTATTTTCATCGTGCAGCAGGAGCATTACGATCAGTACAACCTCAAACAAATGTTGAATCTGATTCGCCCAGGCTGCGAAGTCGTCTGCACTCAGGGTTTGACAGAGGGTGCGGCTTGTACGACGTTACTAGCTAAGCACTTGATAGACAGCGACCACCACCTGCTAATAGCTAATTCAGATCAATTTATCGATTGGGATAGCAGCGAATTCATGTATTCCATGTGTGCCTCTGATATAGACGGCGGTATATTGACTTTCAATGCCACACATCCCAAATGGAGCTATGTAAAACTAGACGACAACGGATTTGTGTGTCAGGTAGCAGAGAAGATACCTATCTCAAACATAGCAAATGTAGGAATATACTATTGGAACAAAGGTTCTGATTACGTCAAGTACGCTGAACAAATGATAGAAAAAGATGTCAGGACCAATAACGAGTTCTACGTCGCCCCGGTGTACAACGAGGCTATATCCGATGGCAAGAAAATTAGACACTACCAAATCAGAGAGATGTGGGGGCTGGGCACCCCGGAAGACCTAGAACACTACTTGAGGAACCACAAGTGAATCCAGTTTACAAGGAATTGGTAAAATCCGGTATCTATGAGGTTGCTGATCCAGAAATTAACAACCTCAAATTCACAGACCACAAATATCCTTGGTCTATATCCAATGACGAGTTTAACTTTGTTTTTAGCCATATCAAACAGATGGGTTACAAGGCTGGATACGACTTGGCTACTGGTTGTGGAATATCAGCATTAGCTATGGGGCTGGCTCTCAAGGATAACGGCGGGCGACTTGTGACTATGGACGCATATGTGGAGGAGAACAGTGGCGAACTATACTACGAGGTTGAATCGTTCCCCAAGAGCGTCGGCTACAAGCGATTTTTGAAGCTAATCAAGCGTTTTAGGCTAAGCGGCGTTGTCCGAGCGGAGGTAGGGTGTAGCCCACAACATACCAGTGATCGTCTTGGCAGGACGTATGACCTCTCAACAGACAAACTAGATGTGGTGTTTATAGACGCCATGCATGATGACAAGAGTTTGGTAGAGGACTTCGAGGCAACATTCCCTTACCTAGATAGCAAATTTACGTTGTTCATACACGACGCTCACAGCTTTAGTATGAGGATCATACATCAAGTGATGACGACGGTAGATAACCGGGGAAAGGGGAGATGCAAGTTAGTAGTTCCAGCCGGTAAAGGATGCAATCTGATTTACATAACCAACGATGACTTGGTAGTTCTGTGATGCGTAGCTATGGATACATCTATTATCATACAAGGGCCACTACACCCGCTTACCATAGGAACAATTCCATTCTACAAAAAGTTCGGCGAGGTAATTGTTTCGTGCTGGGAAAACGATAGTCCAGAACTACTAAATTCATTGCCGGGCGACATCAAATTGGTGGTCAGCCCATATCCAAGACGACCGATGATAAGCCGGTCCAACATACATCTTCAAACTATTTCTACATTGAATGGCCTGCTGTGCAGCACTGGCGAGATGTGTATCAAGGTTCGGTCGGACGAGTCATATAGCGATCTCAGTTGTTTTATAGACGCCATGAGAGAACATCCAGATAAGGTATGTTGCGGCAACGTATATTTCCGCAAGGAATACCCATTGCACATGAGCGATCATCTGTTTGGAACTGCTAAATGGCGGATGGTCCAGGCTCTTGAGTGGGCTAAGGAGCATTTGGAAACCAACAAGCCGTTTACGCCCTGGCCGGAAGTAATTTTGACAACAGCGTTTTTGACTACGTTCGGTGTGTTTAGTAGAAGTTTCGATGTGCCTAATGGTTTGTATAAACGTGGGCTGTGTAATAGACGGACAAACACGCCTGATGAGGCTCTATTGTTATATCGCCACTTCTTTTTGGTCCCAATGAGGATGCTTGGCAAGTTTATCTGTAGAGTTCACACCAACGATGAAGGCCGGGTTTGGCTAGATAGGGAAGATCGCAACATTTTGGAATGGAATGGATCGAGCATATACAATTCGATTGACGAACTACTGCCCAAACGAAGTAGCCTAAAAATGTAGCCCCGCCAGAGGCGGGGCTGAGTTTACTGCTTCCATTCCTTGGTGTAGTTTTTGACATCTATCCAATGGATTTCTCCGAACCCGCCGATATAGTGAATTCGCTCGATCTCTAGTCTGAAGAAATGGAAGTCGCCGAAATCGCTGAAGGTCTTGGCTTATGCAGTTCCTCCCGTTCCTTGTTTGTGATGTCGCTCACGAAGATGTAGGGCCGCTCTTCGGCGTCAACGGCGTAAGGCACCAGAGAGCCGAACGGCGTTCCTTTATAGTCGGTTGATAGGGCTTTTAACACGGTTTGGTCCATCGGGCTGGTATTCACAGCCAGCAACTCGTCCATTACCGCTCCTCCAACTGCGTAATGTCTCCGTGGGTTTTTAACCACTCCAAGATGTCCCGGCATTGGCCGTTGACATCCTTGGTAGCGTCAAAGGTTGGGGTCTTGCCGAATTCTCGCTCACACGCAGCGAGAGCCAGCGGGACTACCTGCCCAGGTTGCGGCATCCCTTTGGGGGCCTTCTTGACCTCGACAGGGGATTCGTTTTGCGGAAGTGTGGCAACAGTGGAAGGGCAGCGGGCGAGCAGCCAGTAGTAGAGGGCTAGATTCTCGTCACGACAGAGCGATTCTCGCCCGCTGTGTACAAAATAGATCATGACGGTGCCTCTTTCTCAAAAGAGTCGAGTTCACACCATCATTCTAGTCTCCTCGTGCTTGCTGTAAAGCACAAAACTCACTTGGTGAGCTTGACGATCTGTGAGAAATGCAGGGCGATACCAGGAACGTAACCCCTTTCCACAGGCTTTCCGAGTCGAAGAACGCAGCTAGGATACGCTTAAGGAGTTTCCATTCAATGGGAATGCGGCGGTGATCGGAGACAGAAAGGTGCCAGAACTCGGCTGTGAAGCCGTGGGATTCAGGCGTAAGGACGTTGTATGTGAAGATGAAACGCAGAGGGCGTCCCTCAATCTCCACATCTCGTTCGCAGTCCTTATGGCATTTCTGAAGCGTTGCTGACGGCCTAAAAATGTGAGCTTGTGCCGCTGCCCTCATCTCTGAGGCAAGGTTTGCCGAAGCACTCGCTTTCTTCAATCTTTGGCCCGGCACTGCGACGGTGCCGTTTGATTTTGACCTTCAACACCACGCTCATTGTAGTCCAGAAAAGTCGGGTGTCAATACAGCTTCTCTTCCTGCATATGCAACCGCTTGTCTCGGATGGCGATGGCAGCCCAGGCGGTTGCCCATTGCAGGTCTCGCTCGGTGATTCCAGTGCCTTCAAACGAGTGGAAAACCCAGGCCCCGCCCTTGCATTCGTCTAGGTTGACGCTGATCGAGCCGAGAGGTTGACCCTGGCGAAGTGAAACTATGTGCCCCTCTGCAATTTTGTCCTTGCGATCCTTCCAAACGGTACACTGGCCCTTCCAACCGTGGCTATCCTCGTCAGCGACCCACATGATTTGCAGGGTGATCGGGTTGGCGGTGTTGTTGTTTAACAACAGGCGAGTGCTGGTATGAGTCATAGCTGGTTTCGGTTAAAGTTATGTTCAAAAATACGCTTTCTCAGTTCCTCGTTTTCAAGTAGGACTTCTTGCTGGTAGATAGTATAGCGAACGATGCGGTCAAGGGCTACTGGCGGTGATGTGAATTGCCAATTTGGAGGTTCATCGAAATCGAATACGACTTGAAAAACGTGAAGTCCACCAAAGCCGATTGCGTCTTGTAGATTGGCGGCAAACCAAGTGCCATCACGAAAACCTTGACAGAGGATGCTTCGAGCGTTTTCCTCGCTCGTTCCGTGGTAGCAAATTCTCATTTCTTACCTCTATGGTTCCACCAGTGATCGGGCCACAGCTTGCCAGCATCGAACGGTTCTAATGTTTCCATATACTCACGCCCGATTCTATCGGCATCGGAGTTGTATTCTCTTAACACATGCTCGGCAGTCCACTGACGGTCATCAGCCAGCAGGATATCTCTGATTTTCAATTTGATTGGCTCAAGATGCGGTGCTTTCGGATTAGGCTTGATTACACACCGTCTCTGGAGGAACCACCTAATGACCACTTCTGAGTCTCCGGTGATCTTTAGATGCTGAGGCCAACTACGCTCCACCACAGTTTCCAGACCAAGGAGCAGGCCGGTGAACTCGGCTGTGTTGTTTGTAGCCTGGGGAGAATAACTGGCTGCTAAGGTAGCTCCGCTTTCGATGATCTTGCCATCTGGAGAACGGAGTAAGAAGGAGCCTATAGCCAAACCGCCAGGGTTGACAGGCTCGCAACCTCCGTCGAATTCTAGAATTAGGTCGTGCATTCCCATACCCTTTGATTTTGCAACATCATGGCTAGTATAAAGCCGTGACCGCACTTCCTTGTCTCACAGTTGATGACATCTTGCAAGGTCATTCCTAGCTTGATGTAGTCGTAGGAATCGAAATCCCACAACCAAAGTTCGCCCCACTTTTCATAAACAGTTTTTTGTACGCCTTTGTTCCTTCTACGGCCTTGGCATAGAGCGGGGCGTATATCTTCTTTCTGGCTCGACATAAGGGAGCTTTTGGCCGTTCCACCAGGAATAGGGAGGCTTTTTATCCTTTCCTATAGGGTATCGCATGGCTCGTTTCAGGTTCCAGCCGTGAATAGCCCAGGTGAAGTAGTCTTCGGACGGTTCCCCTTTTTCATCAACATATTCGGGGTAGACCTTGGTGTATTGCCATCCGTTCTCTACATTTTGAGCGGTGTAGTAACTATAGAGATCGACTGGCCCCAGAAAGAATGGGCTGAGTCCTTGACACTAATCACGAGACCGAGATGTGGTGTTAATGCGAGTGTGTATTGGCGACTCAGGAGGAAAGGGGTTTCTCGGCCCCGTCATGTGTATCATCTGGGTTTCCTTTACACATCGGGCAATCTGGGTTGATGCATGGATGGTGCTGCTTATAGCGGTCCAAGTCACACTCGGCAGTCATTGCCCGGTTCATCCAAATAGCTAGATGGTTGCTAAGACAGGCAACCATCGGGTTTTCGATTGGCAACATTTATTTCTTCTTTCCGAGGACTTGGCTAGACCAGTCGAGACGGATAACATGCTTTCGTTGTAAAATATCAGCAGAATTTCTACCTCGATGTTCTCCGCACCAATGCGGTAGTCTTTGAACTTACGCTTGTCTTCAGGGTCGTAAATTCTGAAAAAGTAACGTTCTGTGAAAGGATTGTAGAGAAGAAATCCTCTCGTTCTACCTGCCTGCTGGCTTTTCTGTCATGGGTTACATCTCGCACATGGATTAGGACCAGGTTTCTCATAGATGCCGTAACCACTCCCACCGCACTCGGCGTAGCTCGCAGCCGTTACTTGTGTCACATTCATGAGAACACCTTTACTCTCATTGGCTCGATGTTGTTGGCGATTACGAAATCATCGTTGAAATCCACCCGCTCGTCTTTGTAGACCATATCGGTTTCGTTGGTGACAAACTTGACGAGTCCCAAAGGAACGAGATAGTCGTGTCCGGCAACATGGTGTCGCCATTTGTAGGTACCGTCGATTGAGAGGGAAACATAGACGCCTTCCCTATTCTCGAAGAAGCCAGCGAAGCACCGTTACAGGCTTGCCTTCGTCTAGGAATTTTTCCAAACGATCCAAACTCATGTCGTGGACCTCTTTGACCCGGAGGACGTACTTCTTCGCAACTCTAATTAGGTCTTCAGATTCGGTTCCATCTTTCTTGCTGGTCCTGCAATCCCTAGTATTGGCAAATGGCCCGCAATATAGCAGGGCTATAGGCGTAGTTCGACACCTGCTCCACTTTCGGGAGCGGTATCCGTACCTTCTCCTTAAGCATAAGTCACTCCCCAAAATGTAGTCCAATAGAGTCCATCATGGATATATACTTGTAGTTTCAACGATTTTGGGAGTAGCCATGCCTATAGCAAGGTCGGTCAAAAGGACTATATACATACGGCCTTCAAAAGATGTGATGCGGAGATTGGTCTACGTGGAGATCAGCCGCCCAGGTGATGCCTCGTTTACGAGGAGCTTTTATATCCCTGGATCAGCCAGAGCGTACCCCGTTGTGGCTGATCACGGCGATACGGTTAAGACATGGATCAAGAACATTACCGTGCTGCCAAACGGCCAGAGGGTATATTCTAACCCCAGCGACCCGGTAATTTTCAGCATACCACCGGCAGCGGTATCTGGGCTAGATAAGCCAAGTATAGAAGTGAACCACTACCCGGAACCAAAGAAGCTGGCTAAGGACCAGGATGCATTTAAGGAGACATGCTCATCATGAGTTGTGTAATCAAAGCGAAGAGGAAGAGTACCTATCGTGGATGCAATCCACTTCCCAAAGAAGAAGAGAAGATCGACTATATCCTTTGCGATGTGGATAGTGTAATAACAAAAGAGAGGATGCTATTCACCAATTCGCAAATCACAGCCTGGAATCCAGATTCTACCGGGGCCTATTTACCATCTACTACGATTTGCCACTTGAAAAATAGGGGCTTCACTGTTTTGTAAAATCCAACACAAGTCGCTGGCGATTGGAATTGGCCCTGATGACTACAAACCCCATGCTCTCTATAGCTTGGCGAGTCCAGCGTGACGACTCAGTGTTCAAAAACACCCAGCCGTTGTTAGCCAGACAACGGCTGGTGTCCTTTAGAAACTTATTTTGTGGTATTTTAGATACGTCGTTAGCTATGAAGGCACCTACTTCGCCTTTCCTGCCCCTGCCAGGAAATCTGTTGTTGAAGTATTCTTGATAATCGGCATACAACAGCATATGTAGTTCACACCACCGTTGAACCACGTTTCTAATATACTTGTCATACAGAGCCATTGAAGCCTGGACGACATTTCCTGCTAATTCTCGGAAGGAGTTTGCTTCGTGGAGATGGTAGACGTAAAGTGGTTTGTCTATATGCTCTACCCAGCCTTTTATGTAGGTACGACATAATAAGTCTTGATCGTCCAGCACTATGTCCTGATGCCCCCCGATACGTTCGTAGAAAGGCCGTCGCCAAGCTCGTATGTGATTTGGGCAGAACCAGATTTGACTCAGTGTAATAGGGCTGGCTTTGAAAGCAACGGTTTCAAGTAGCCGCTGTCCCTTGTATTGTACGTCCCGGTATTTCCAGCCAAACGAGTCGCTGAAACGATGGGGTTTGCCGTCTCGGACATTACACGAATTGGAATACACGAAGTCTACATGGGGCTTTTGGAAAGCCAAAACAACTTCCTCAAGTGCATTGGGGAACAATTCATCGTCGTGGTCGGCCTCTACCAGAATGTCTCCGGTAGCCTGGGAGCAGGCGAATTTCTTCAAAGCACCAATCCGCCCTAGCTCAGATGGAATAATTTTGGCGTTGTGCCACTCCCCTTCCAAAGCGATGCCATTGGGCACAATGATCCACTCGAAGTCCTGAAAAGCCTGATCTTTGAGAGATGCTTCTAGTCTGCGAAGATGCTGGGGGTTGTGAGTCGGAGTGAAAACGCTCAATCTCATTTCGGTGCCGCTCTCATGAATTCGGTAGCCAGGGCATTATACACCGGCTGGTACTTGTCTTTGTAATAATCCCAGGTGTATTGACTGGCTTTAATGGTCTCTTTCCAGTAGTGATTGGCTGCCCCATAGTCCTCGATCTTCCCAACCGTGGCTACCTGTGTGCCGAAGACTAGGATACGAAGGGAGTGGAAGAGACTCTTGAAACCAATGTAGTAATCATGTTCCCTTTTCGATCTTCTTCTTGGCTTTAACAAAGCTATGGGAAGCCTTGGATGAAATCTCCTCATGTAGTACGGAGGGATTCAATGTGAAGGTGAATGCTTTGCAAAGCTGGCTGGGGTGGAAGTAGGCTTCGAGAGCGTGAATCTTGTGCCTGTTGAGTTACTGTTGGAAATCATGTCGATTGTACATATGGACGTTGGTTTCATTATGGCGGTATTCCGTACTTGTATCAGCAAACCGGTTGGTCGGAATAATGGTGATATAGTCGTAGTCTGAGCGGTCGGTAGCTGTGCCGTAGACTCGGCTACTGTAGGGAACCAATATCACATCCTTTGGACGGAATCCATAGGTTGCCATGAAGTATTCTATGTCGCTCATTTTCTTTACCCTGGCATTTCCTGCAACCAACTAACAGGAACAGCAAACAATTTCCGATCTAGTTCAAAAACCTTGACGCTTTCATTGAACTCGTCACACCTTACTGGTTTTGCCACTAGACCGTGGCAACAGTAAAGCGGTCAAGGCAACCCAAGCCTAGCTTCTTCGTGTCTATCATCAGGTACGATTATTTTGTATGTCATAAGACAAAAAGGCCCGCCTTGCGGCGGGCCTTTTGGTTACTTTCTCTCGCTTGAATGCCCACACCAGATACATTGGGTGCCGTCGCTCAGTTCTATTTTACCATCTTCGGTGTGGTAATGACAAACGCCATCCGGCGAAACTTTACAACGCCAGCCGAAGTGCCCCCCGCAGATGATGCAACTAGCCCCGACCGACATCCATTTGTCATCCAGGTCTTCTTTACTTAACGGTTTGAACTGGTGCGGCGAGCAGGAGTCTTTTAGTTCCTCAAGTTCCTCATTGAGCTTCCTAATCTGCTCTTTTTTTTCGGCGATAGTCGCTTTGCGTACTTCGGGCGACAGTCCTTTGAGCAGGGCGACTCTGGCCTGTCTTTCGGCAAATCGCTCGGCATGTTTCGCACGACGTTCTTCAGGGATCATAGTAACCTCTCAAGGATGTCCGGCAAGAAGGCGGCTGCCAAGACGCCAAGAACGACAGCCAGTAAAAACAAAAGGGCTGTGACCAGGAGGCCGTTTCCCTGTCTCACAGTCATTATATGATACTCCTGCCCCTGAAAAGGTTCATCCTTCGTGACGCCCCTCAACCCAATCACAAGGTCTGACCCATTCGGGGGAAAGCAGCCAGGGAACTTGCTGGCGAATTGGGTGGTCGTAGAGCTTCTTGAGTTCAGGGGGAACCTGGCCTTTCCTGCATTAAAGCGATGAACCAAAAATCCCACCAGTTGGAGCCGTATGGTTGCTGGTTATTGTCGTAGGTATCCATAGCGGAAACGGTGGGACTCGAATCCACAAGATTTTTTCAGTCCAGTTCGTTTAGTAGACGGCACCCTCATCCAGCCGGATCGTTCCCGTTAAAACTTTGGCCTTGACCGACACATCATACACAAACAGCACACGGCGATAAACATCATTGCCATGCACCCTATCGCCCAGAAGAGTGGATTAACTAAAATTGTCCAGTTTTTCTTATCTAGATTGCGTTCGTCGGTCATCCAGTCGAACAGGCAGTGTACATCTCTAGTTAGGGTTGGTTGGTCCGTATTTTACACCCTTCGCAAAGTGCCCTGTACCAAGGTAGCGTATAGTCAATAGATACGCCGCCAACGCCACATTCTTCGCAAATTGATTCGGACTTCTTTTCGGCTTCATCGATCAAACAACACATCTCCTTGTTGCCGCCAGAATGGTAAAGCGTGAGCCGCCCGAACTTTTCTTTGATCTGTAGGAAGTGAAAATCAGTTGATGGGTCTTTCAAAGACTCCGCTAGCAAGCCTTGACATAGTTCGTACAGAATGGGATACCAGCCATCGCCGTGCGAACAACCCCAGGCCATGCACGTCTTGCGTGGATCGCCCCACATGTCACGAAAGAATGTTGGAAACTCCGTGACCAATCGTTTTTCTAGTTCTTGTCTCATGGTCTTCTTGGGCACCCGTATTGTTCCAAGGCTCGGATGGCGATAGCTGCTATTTTACGCAAAACGTGCAGTGCGGCTTCGTTGCCAGGATTCTTGGTCCAGGCTACCATTGTCGTCTCCAATGTAGTCAATACGGGTCATTATATCATTTTTCACATGGAACCGCAACTCTGATTGGAAACAGTTAAACCCACAGGCAGCACAAGTCTATTCAGCGTCCACACATTCGTGGAAGATGAATGGACCGCCGCATTTTGGACATGGTTCCCAGAACATTACTTCCTCTTCAGTCCATTGGCATCTATGCTAGGCAGATGCCAACTACCGTCTTTGAACCGATACTCTAGGATGGCAACTCCACCCAAATACTGGAGGACTAATGTGAAGAGTGGCCTGTTGAAACTACTCCGGCTACCTCCTATTTAACCGCCTGTGAATGGCGGAACTATGCTTCTATAGTAACCTCGTGGGTTAAATCGTGGACGTGGACCATTTTTTCTTCTCTACCCTGGGTAACTTTGAAAGTCCAATGGTCTGCCTTACCTGGGCAGTAGGGACCGTCGATCCCCCAACCAGGAAGCATTACATCGAGGACTTCTTTCACACCCCTCATCGCCGGGTGTTCGTACCACTCGATAACCTGGATGCCATCGATGTTTTTCATATGTGGAAGTATATCTTCTTCGTTGCCGTTTTGCTAGACAGAATTTCGTCCGCTTCTTGTAGCATCATATCGGCTAGTTTCTTGCTGACAGAGTTTCTAGCTTTCCGACGCAACGCTACGACTTGTTTGTGCCAGTCCTCGTTCATGTGCGGACACTCGAACACGTCATGCGGTGAGCTACCACGGCTGATCGCTTGTGCCCAACTACGAGGGCCGCTGACGTTGCGACGTTCGTTCATCACGGCCCCGCAAACACCACAGGTAACTTTCTCGCCGACAGGCACTTTCCCGCAGTCAGGAGTATATCTAGATTGAGTATCTGCTGTCGTTGCCATTGTTTGCCTCCTTGGGTTTTTGGATTTCCACAATTTCGGAAATTGGAATTCCGCACCGACTCCCTTCTACGAAGACGAATCTGCCACACGGAGAGATGTCGGTAATTTTGGCGAGCGGGCGAAACATGTAGTAATGTTCGCACTGCCACTGAATCAGGTCGCCGACTTTGGGAGTTATACAGGTACCAAAAAATAACGCCGGGTGTGTACACACCCGGCGTTA